GGAGCTGCGAAGTTCGCCGAGGGCAAGGCCGAAGGCGCGGCCGAGGGCAAGGCCGCCGAGGGCAAGGCGGTCCCTGTCCCTGTGGGCAATCCGCCTGCCATCGTCGCGGCCGTCGTCACCGTGGAGGCGCGGGAGCAGGTGCCGACATCTCCCGCACCCGTGCTACCCATGCTAGAATCAAAGCCGGGTCGGTCGCCAGGCCCCCCTTAGTTCTCCTCTCAGCCTGGCGCCCTGATCCATCCTCCCAGGCGCAGCGCACGTCGTAAGGCACCCCGGCTCCTCCCAGCCGGGGTTGCTGCCTTTACAGGGGGTTACAGTGTTACCCCAGTGACAGGGAGAATCTCCCTAGGTAACCTCCGACTCACCGTGTCACCATGGAACGGGTGCACGGACAACCTAGCGGGAGGTTCAGCGTGTGGGCAATCAGGCGACGGCGGCGGCAGCTCCCCCTTCATCAGGCACGGTGATGGCGACGGACGGCGAGGTCACGCTCATCCGGGACATGCTGGCGCGGCTGGACGCCACCCTGCGGGATCACATCAAGGAGACGCAGGATTCGCGGCGGCAGGTCGCTGCGGACATGGTCAAGTTGAACGACGCCCTCACTGATCTCAAGCTGTGGAAGGCCAAGGTGGTGGGCATCAGCGGCTTCGTCGCCTTCCTGGCCAGCTTCCTGAGCGAGTGGGTCAAATCGCTGTTGAACTTGAGCCCGAGGGGGGGACCGTGAGCATCGACATAGAGCTCAACATCATCTCCATCGTGGACATTCTGACTCGCTGCGCTCTGCTCCTCATCTCGGCCCTCGTCTTCGTGGAGTTCTTGCCCTTGAGGCGGGTGGCCAGCGCTTGTAGCCCCCTCTTGTACGCCATCCTCGCGGTCGTGGGCACCACGGCGGCCAGCGTGGCTTATTACCTGATGATCACGGCCGCCCCCCGCGATGTGTACCTCATCCTACTGGACTGGGGCTTCGTCGTGCAGTTGCCCCGCTTGTGGGCCATGATGTACTTGCTGAAGATCATACGGGGGCAGTCGTAGGCGCTCGCTCGCATAAGTGGGCTTGACATCCATCCCAGCCCACTGTACCTTCCCACGTGGGGGTAGTTGAGAGCGATGCACACTGCACGGACTGTACGGACTAAGAAGTTCAACCTGTCTCACCCGGTGTGGCTCACCTGTGAAAACTGCGGGTTGGCCGAAAATGTGGCTCCGGGCACGACCCGCTGCCCTAGCTGTAAGGCGCGAGTCGTAGTGATGCGAGCCCAGTAGGTACAGGGTGCACACTGAGCGCTTCGACCTGTCTCACCCGGAGTTGGCCGAGCCCACATGGCCCGCTTTCCCCAATCGCACATCGCACGAGGGCGTGCGCCGCATGCAGGAGTGGATCTGTCTGGCGGGCGTGGCCATAGACATTGACGGGATGCTGGGGCCGCAGACTTCCAAGGCGTTGCACAAGCTGGACTACGTGTACCCTCCCCGCCGGGCACTGTGGCGGCGCCTCACGCTGCCCATGCGCCTTGTCCTACACGTGGACGGCTTGTCAGTTGCGGACTGGACCGGAGTGCGCAACCCCGTGGTCACCGTTGCCGGGCAGCACCTGGCCAGCTCCCCCCGCGAGCTAGGTCGACAGAACCTGGGCCCGTGGGTGCGCTTGTATACGGGCGGTCACGAGGGCCCCGAGTACCCGTGGTGCGCGGCCTTCGCTACCTACGTCGTGCACCAAGCGGCGTTCCTGACGGGGAGGGCAGCTCTCGTCCCGCGCACGCTTAGCTGTGACGTCATCGCCAGCAGTGCCGCGCTCAGCGCCACTCCCAAGGTGGGGGGCATATTCCTGCGGCGCCGCGCGGCGGGCGACTGGGACCACTGCGGGCTCGTTACCCGTGTGGACGGGGGCTCGGTAGCCACTATCGAGGGCAACACCAATGATGAGGGCAGCCGGGATGGCTACGAGGTGTGCCGGCGCATGCGTCCCATCGTGGGCCTCGACTTCGTCAACGACGTGCTGGGCCCCGCACCAGGCGTAGCGTAGGGGGGATGATGCCCACCTTCAAGCGAGAGGTGCTGGGGCCCACGTTGTCCCGCGAGCAGGCGCTGACCGTGCTGCGCTGGCTTAACTCGCTTAGCAAGGAGGACTACGCGACGCTGGGCTCACTATGGGACCTATGAGTTACCGGGGCCCCGCACCAGGGATCGCCTAGACTGAGGTCACCTGATCAACAAGGAGGGTGCACACATGAACGTCTACATCCTGAGCAAGAAGGTTCCCAACACGGACGGGGAAGGCCCTGGGCAGAACAACAAGGGCTGGGGCGTGCAGGGGCACCGGCTGCGCATCCGTGGTGCCTTCGTACAGATTCCCAACGGTGCGTCGTATCTGCGCGTGGTCGTGCGGGATCGTGTCAGCAAGGAAGTCTTCATCGACGAGAGCTTCGAAGCCATCGACCCGCTCACGGAGGATCTGCTGAACGGGGACTTCACCTTCCCCGTGGGCCTGGACGTCGTGCCCTTCGATGTCGCTGAGATTGGCCTGGACGTGTACGTGCGCGGGGGCGACGAGGAGGGGCCGGTCGCAGACGCCAAGTACACGACAGTGCGGGTGGCCGTGGATATCGTGTCGGCGCCGGTGCTGCCGGCGTCCGGGACGGGTCAGCCCGCGTGAGGGGCGTGGTCGTGCTCGCCCTCGCTGCCATGCCGCTGACGGGCTGTCAGCTCGTCCTGACGCACGTGGCGTGTGAACCCGGGGAGGAAGGGGGGCGGCGGGGCGTGCAGGTGCCCGCTGTCAGATTCCTGACGGTGGAGCGGCCGGCCGTCATCGCCCCCGCTCCGATCGTGACACCCACGATGGTGGTGCCGAGGGAGGGGTCGGCGCAGGTCCTGACAGCACCCCCGCCCCGGGGCTGGGAGCTGCCGCGTATCCCGCAGCCGGGGGGGGCGCCGTGAGACGGATCCTGGCCGCGCTAGCGGTCGCTGCAGGGGGCGCAATCGGTGCCCCCTGTATGGGGGTAGCGGCTCCCCCTGCCCCATGCGTTGTAGAGGCCGTCTACGTGGCTCAGCCAGCGGTGGAACCGCCGGACACGTGGACGCTGACACACTGGGCCCGGGGCTGCCGGGGCGGCGCTGGCCTGCTCGAGGTGCGTGTGTACCGGCAGGGGGTGTTGACACCCGTGAGCCAGCACACGCGCCGATTGGACGTGCGGCGGCGGGAGGAGTTGTGGCAGGTCGAGTTGCAGGTCGAGGGTGGCCTGCGGGAGGGGGATGTGCTGGTGGTGGTGCACGGGGGGCTGTGGATCTTCAGCATGTGCGGGCGGCCGGATGGGCAGTACGTGCAGTGCTCGGCTGGGTACTGGCGGGAGGGGGCGTAGGTGGGTGGGATGGGAATGCCTACCTGTGCTTGGGCCGTCAACTGCTCCGGTCCTTGTGAGGAGCTTCACCGCTGCCCTTACGAGGCGGCAGATGGGCAGGTTGTCCGACGAGAGTGGGAGGGAGCGTGATGAAGCTCACTGAAGCGGCGGACTGGGCAGTCAGCTTCTGGGAATCGTTTGGGGAGATCAAGTTGAGCCCGCCGTGGCGGGACCGGGCAGAAGCGCTGATCGAGAGGGTGCAGGAGGACCCTGAGTATGCTGCCTACCTGCTATGTGTGTTGCAGATGGAGATGGAGGGTGTGTAAGTGGGCGGCGGGATTGAAGTACCAGAAAGGACCGCAAGAGAGGAGGACGAGGTGAAGAAGGGTAAGCGGAACGGGAAGTACAAGTGCGGGGTGTGTGGACGCGCCTTCAAGCACCCCATGCACCTGGGGAAGCACGCGGCGGCGCATCGGCGTACGGACACCGCCACGCAGGAGCGATCTGGGCCTGGAAAGCGCCAGCGGGGGGGCACGCTCGGGCGGCGGCAAGGGGTAGGTACGGGGCGACGGGGAAAGTTGGCTCCAGCGACTGTACAGGCGCTCCTGGGGGCTGTCTCTGTGAAACCCGCCAACGGGCGTCAAGTAGGCGGCGATCACTACCAGCGCCAGCGGATTCAACCGTGGGACTACATCGCCCAGATCGGTGCCGGCTACTTCGACGGGGCTGCGATCAAGTACCTGTCCGGGTGGCGCCAGAAGGGCGGCGTGGACGATCTACGCAAAGCCCAGCACTACATCGACAAGCTGATCGAGCTGGAGGCGGGCGAGGCGGCGATCGAGCCGCCCGTTCGCTAGAGAAGGGAATGACGAGATGAAGCTGATCGCTACAACCTTGCTCGCCGCCGCCGTCGTCAGCACGGGCTGCACGGCGGGCATGCACCAGGCACACCCCTTCACCACGCCCAATGGGGCGCAGTGCGCCTACCACACCTTCACGGCCAACCTGTACGGCCCTGGGCTGCGCCGAGCCGATCTCCTGTGTGATCGGGACCCGGGGCCCATCGATCCCGTCGGCACCATCTTCGCCGTCGGCCCCGACGCGGGCGTGGCCCTGGGCACCGCCGGTCTGCAGGGGGCGGGCATCGCAGGCGGGGCCGCCCTGCTGGGCACCAGCTTCCCGGCCAACAAGGGCACCAGCGTCAGCGCCACGGGCACGACGGGCGGGGGGAACGTGGAGAACATCGCTGCCACGGATGTCTTCACCACGAACATTGGCAACTTCAACGAGCGGTAGGGCGGCACGGGAACACAACCAAGGGGGGGAGTAGACATGGGAGACAGCATGGGAGACAGCAAGTACGTCCGGATCGAAGCCCCATTTGGGGCCTACGAGATTGCGAAGGATCTGGTGACGGTCGGTGAGTACGAAGTCTTCGTCAGAGCGACGGGCCACCGTACCCCGCTGGAGTGGGAGGCGCAGCTAGCGGAGCCACGCAACCCCGTTGTGTACGTCTCCTGGGACGATGCTAACGCCTACACCAAGTGGGCGGGCGTTCGACTCCCGACGGAGGCCGAGTGGGAGTACGCCGCCACCAACGGGGGGACTACTAAGTATCCCTGGGGAGACGGCCCAGCTACCTCGAAACACATGTCGAACAAGCTGACTCCCGTGGGGTCGGAATCCCCGAATGTTACGCCGACTGGGGTGCGGGATCTCGTGGGGAAGGTGTGGCAGTGGGTAGCGTAGGTTTTGAGCGAGCCATTCGGGGCGGGTCCTTCCTCGACGACCCGGAGTTCTTGCGGGTCTCGTCCCGCAGCTACTATTCGCCCGTCCTCCGCTTCAGCAGCTTAGGCTTCCGTTGTGCCCGGGATGCCGGGGAAGAGCGCGTGGTGCGGGGCGGGTCCTTTGACATCCCCCAGAACTACCTCCGCTCGGCGCGCCGTGACATCGCCATGCCAGTCAGCCGAGGCGACAACCTCGGCTTCCGCTGCGCGAGGGACATAGCGGAGGCTCAATTCCCCCCCTTCAATCTTGACGTACCGCCGTCTCCCGCCCAGCAGCCACCGATCAGCGCTGGCCCCGGTAGATGGGTCAAGGGATCGGGGACGGCCGTGTTGCTGGACGGCATCTTGACTGTCCATGCCACCGGGGGGTCCGTCATGATCTGGAGGAAGGGCGGGCAGCTACACACGCTCTTCTTCGGCACGGGGGCGGATGCCCCAGCCAGGGCCGTGGACTTTGCCAAGCGCCTCGTGGAGGCGTTGCCCGAATGAGGCGTGTGATCCGGAGGAAGCACCAGTGAAGAGGCACCCACTGGGCCCCCGGCAAGCGGCCCTCCTGGCCTACCTGGCCCACGGAGCTAGCGCCAGTGGGGACAAGGCCGCCTCCATCACCGAGCTGGCCCTCGTGGCCGGCTTCGTGGACGGCTGGGGCGGCGTGCACCGGGCCAACTGCCGAGTGGCCATGCAGGCGCTGCTGGCACGGGGGCTCATCCAGCGGAGTCAGTGGGGCAGCTCCCGGCGACCGGCGGTGTGGCGGATCACGAAGGCGGGGCGCTCGGAGGCGAAGAGCGTGGGGGCGTACAACGTGGGAGCTGAGGGACCACCCTCAGCGGGGGCAGGTAGGGACATGCGCCCCTGTCCACGTTGCAAGGGAGTGGGGAGCGTGGAGGATGACGCCCCCCTCGGGCACCGCCAGCTCCTCCTGCTCCGGTACATCCAGTCCATCGCCGACGACTGGGGCCGGTGGTCGAAGTCGGTGTCCAAGCTGGCGGGCCAAGCGGGCTACGGGATGTACGAGCCGCACCACGGCAACTCGCCCAACTGCCGGGCGGCGTTGCAGGCGCTGGAACGGCGGGGGCTGATCAAGGTGGAGAGGGCGGGAGATCCAGCGACGAAGCGGGCCAAGCAGTACAGACTTACGAAGAAGGGTAGGTCTTTACCGACATGATGATGCAAGCGTTGATCCTACTGGTAGTTCTAGCCACCGCGACTCCAGCGTGGGCCGCGTGCGACGCCTTAGATGGCACCACCTACTTCACGGTGTCCTTCGTGCAGGGGCCCCGGGGCTACCTGAACGGGATCGTGGCCACGGATTGCAGTGATGAGCACCCCCCTACGCTGACGGTGCCGGTGTTCAAGCCCGACGTCGTCGAGGTGCACGAGTGGGCGCCAGCGGGGCGGGATGAACTGGGCGGCTGGATGTACCACACCAATCTGCGTGTGCGAGAGCAGGACAAGATTCTGATCCGCGTGGACGGGCGCACGGTCGCCGTGCCCTGCCTGCCCTCCTCGGCCAGCCTGCCCGGGCGCCGCCAGCTGTGGTGCGTGGGGCAGGAGTGGTTCCCCACTGGGGTGGCCGCCGCGGACGAGGCCCCCGGGGGCGATCCTGGGGCCTCTGGCGGGGGTGTAGGCGGTGCTGGCGGGGAGGCCGCGGGTGGGGGCCCATCTCCGAGTGGAGCGGGCCCTGGTGGCCCCGCTGGAGGCTCTAGCGGGCCTTCTGGGGGCAGCCCGGGCGGCGGCAGCGGTGTCGGCGGCGCCGGCGGTGAGGGCAGCGCGACGGACGGCGGCAGTGACGGGGCTGCTGGGGGCGACGGCGGCGGCGTAGGCGGGGGTGCTGGCGGCGGGCCCGGTGGGGATGGCGGCGGAGGCGGCGATGCCTAGGAAGAAGGCGCAGCCCCGCGGTAAGCCCCGATCCCGCAAGAAGCTCACGCTGGAGGAAGTCACGCACCTGGGGGAGACGCTGGGAGTCAAGGTTGAGCTACTGCGCTACGGGCGGGTGCTTCGCCTGACTCTTCCACCGGGCCCTAACCCCTTCTTCCGGGGAATCCACCTGCGCACGGAACTTGAACTACACGAGGGGCCGGATTCAGGCGCTCCTGGGCGGTACGCCGCTCTCTTGCGGGCAGGTTGGACAGCCATGCTGGCTTACGCTGGGCCGGATGAGGCGGGAGATAAGCGGGGGCAAGGAAACGGGCATGACCCGCTACCCCATGCGCACGGTGATCGCACTTGACCTCGGCACGCACACGGGCATGGCGGGCTGCACCCTCTCCGCTGAGATGCCCCCCACCCCGTGGGTGTGCAGCTTCACCGTCCCGGGCTACAAGTGGCGGGGGCAAGCCTTCGCCTACTTCGCCGACACGGTGCAGGGGCACCTGGCCGGCCAGTTGCGTGGGACCGTGGAGATCGTCTACGAGCAGGCGCACCACCGTGGGGGGCCGGCCACGCGCTTCGCCCTTGGCCTGAGCGCCATCGTGGAGATGTGGGCCGGGCGACACGGTATACCGTGCTACCCCGTGCACACGGCCACGTTGAAGCTGAGGGCGACGGGGAATGGGCGGGCCAGCAAGGAGCAGATGCGAGTGGCCGCACTGGCCAACGGCTGGGTTCCCGCGGGGTTCCTGGAGACAGCCACGGAGGATGAGATCGACGCGCTGTGCCTGCTGCACTGCTGGCTGCGGGATGGGCACGGGATGCTGGGGGCGCGGGAGCGGCGGGCGCAGGTGCGGCGGGAGCGGGTGGTGCGCACGAAAGGGGGGCAAGCATGAAAGCAAGCGTCGATCGAATCCAAGACCTGGCCAACACACCTCCCGTCGAATGGGATTCCCCATGAAGCCCGGCTTGGTAGTGCGCGAGGTGGGCGGTTCCCAAGGCTGGCCCCGCCCTGATGCCAGCGACTTGACCCTCCGCGCCGGCCTCAAGCTGTGGGGCGCCAGCGTGCGCCGGCAGGTAGGCTGCGCGGCGAGCGGGCACGCCTTGGACGCGGGCGCGATGCGGTGTACATGCGGGGTGCTCACGAGGCGGGTGTAAACGGATGCCCACGCTCCACCGTCTGCTGCGCAGCGGCGTCGTCCTCGGCGTGCTGGTGGACGGGGCGGATCTGGTGGCGAGGGTGAAGCGGGATGGGTGGCGCGTGGAGCGTGTGAGTGAGTGAGGCGGGGATGGGGGCACGTGAGAGATGCTGACAGCGAGGTTCAAGCGCATAGAGGGGCGTCAGCCCGTGGGCCGCGGCTACAGCGGCATCCACTACGGGGGCGGCAAGATCGTCTACTTCGGCGGCGGTCACCGGAGCTACCCGGGCAACGACGTCGAGGTCTTCGACGTGCTCACGAATACCTGGAGCCAGTTGTACCCGCCCGAGTTTCCGGGCGACTTCCCCGGGGACACCACCTCCGCCAAGGCGATCGCCGACGAGGCTCACATCGTGTACGGCGGATCAGGCACCGCCCGGCTGAGCCCCACGGGGAAGCCCTTCACGGTCCACAGCTACCAGCAGATCCGGCACTGGGCGGGCGGCGGGGGACTCTTCCTCGTGGCCCACCGGCCGGCCGGAACCTGGCTCCTGAATCCCTGGGGCGGCCCGGAGGAGCCCTGGCGTCGGGTGGCCGCGCTCCCGCACGGTGGCGACGTGCAGACGCACCTGCTCTTCGACGTTGTGGACGGCGTGCACTATCTTCTCGTCGAGGGGCCAGCGCATGGAATCTACATGCTTGACCTCGTCCCGGCCCCAGCATGGAAGCGGGTGGCCGAGCTCCCGGCCAGGGGGTGGACCAACTTCTATGCCGCCCTCGGCGTGGAGGGGGACCGGGCCGAGCACCTGGTCTGGGGCTTCGGCTACTGGTGGCTGGTGCGTTTGCCGGACCGGTGGACCCGCCTGGAAGTGGCCACCGAGGGTATCGACAGCTTCCAGCACGTGGGGTCCGGCCTATTCCTCGGCCTGCGCCACGACAAGGGCATCTTCAAGGCGTACGTGCGCAAGTGGGCGGATCCGTGGCAGGAGATTCCCCTGCGTGGGCAGGTCCCAAGTGGGCGGGAGGGGATCGACGCCGCCGCTCCCCAACTCGCCTGGATCCCGGAGCAGGCCCGGGGAATCTACCTTGACGCCTGGGTCCACCAAGGTGATTTCAAGGGGGGCAGCGCCCAGACCTACGCCGTGGAGCTCGTGGAGGACGAGGTCGACCCCATCCCGCCCGGGGATGAGGCGATCACGGTGGGCGTAGGCGGGGACTTCCAGTCACTGCCAGCCGCCCTCGCCAGCGGCCTCCCTGCGGGGTCCACCGTACGCCTCCTCTCGGACGTCACCGGTGGGGCTATTTTGGCCGTTCCCGGTCTGACCCTTACCGGGGTACGGGGGGGCCCGCTTACGTCGATCCTTGCCGATGGTAGCGGCCCTGGGGAGGGTCTCCTGCGGGTGGACCAGCCATGCGTGATCGAGGGCCTCCGCCTGGTGGCCGGCTACGCGGACGAGTCCTACGCGGCGGTGGCGCTCCGTGCCCCGGGCGTGGAGCTGCACGACCTCGTCATCTCCGACAGCGCCATGGGGATCGGGCGCAGCGGGGGCGGCACCGTCTCGATCAGCGACACCGCCATAGAGCGGTGCGGGACGGGCGATGGGCAGAATCACAACATCTACCTCGGGGGTGTCAAGCTGGCCGACACCCACGATCTGGCCGTCCTGACCCGCGTACGTTCCGTGGTGTGCCGGGTGGGGCACACGGTGAAGAGCAGGGCCCGTCGTCTGGAGATCCGCCTGAGCACGCTCGGGGACGATCCCGCCCAGCCCGACTACCACGCCAGCTCCGTGATCGACGCTTCATGGGGCGGGACCCTACTCGTGGAGGACACGGACCTCTTCAAGGAACCCGGGGCCGAGGCCTTCCAGTTCATCAACTTCGGGGCCGAGATCGCCAGCACCAAGACGGAGCACGCCGTGCACGCTATCACCATCCGGCGCTGTCGATTCCGCGGATTCGGCCTGCCAGCGAGAAGCCCCAGCCCATACGTCCCGATCGTGATCCGCGTGGCCCGGGAGCGACTCCGCGAGCTGGTCGTGGAGGACTGCATCTTCGAGGGCGAGCTGCACCCATCCCCCATCTGGACGGGCAGTGGCTCCCTGCTGCGGCTGCACGGGGCCCACGCCTTCGGCACGGGCAACATCGTGCGCCCCCTTCGCCGGCTGTGGACCCTGCGCCCCACCGGTACCCTGCATGTGGAGGTGTCATCGTGAGGATGACCGTGATCCCCCCCAAGGTTCCCTCCCGTGGCTATGCCAGCCCCTACCGGGAGGAGAAGATCGCCGCTCACACTACCGTGGCGGGCAAGGGCCGCATCGCCGCCCTGCGCCTGCCCAAGAAGAAGAGGGCACGATGAAAGTGAACCCAGAAGCCCTGTGGATCGCCATCACTGCCGGCATCGCCGTCTTCGGCCTCCTCGCGGCCCCCGGCCTCGTGTGGCTCATTTGGTTGGAGACGGACCCAGAACCTGACAAGGAGGTGTAAGAGATGGCCACCGTCAAGATCGACTACAGCGCGGTACTCCAGCAGATCCAGGTGCCGCCGGACGACCCGCGTCTGGCGCTGACGCACCTGCGCATCGAGGTGCGCACGGCTTCCACGGACGCCGTGATAGCCGGCCTCAACCTGGTCAAGGCGCAGGTGGGCCCCGTGCGCTCCGTGGAAGCCCCGCTCCCGCCGGGCGACTACGTGGCCCACCTCTTCGAGATCAACCTGACCAATTCCCAGCGGGGCGAGCTCACGCTGACGAAGCCCTTCACGGTGCCACCGGATGTGACCACCGTCACGTACCTGACACTGGATCCCGCCGGCACGTTGACGATCACCTTCGTCCCGGCCGCTCCCGCCGCTTGAGAGGTACCGACAACGATGATGACCGTCGATCGTAAACCCCGCTGCCCCAAGTGCAACCGTGCCCTCGGGCGGGATGCACTGGCCGCGCACGTCCCCACATGCAAGGGGCCCCGCTCACTACCCAAGACCGAGTACCTCACCCGGGGCAAGCGCATCAAGGCGGCTGTCATGCAAGCCGCCAGTGGGGAGGGGGAGTAGTGAGCACCACACGCACGGCCCACGTGAACGAGGGCCCCCCGGATCACTTCACGGGCCCCCTGGCGATGCAGCAGATAGGGGAGCAGGGCGGGCGTGCTGTCTACACCCTCCTGCGCCCTCTCACTTTCGTCTTCCAGTGGGGTCAGTCGCCATGGGGGGGTCTCTCCCTCCACAAGCTGACGGCCCCCGCCGGCTTCATCACAGACTTGGCCAGCGTGCCCCGTATCCCGCTCGTCTACTGGCTCGTGGGCGGCCGTGCCAACCACGCCGCCGTCATCCACGACTACTGCTACCGCTTGCGCCCCCTCTACCGCAGCTTCTCCCACGGGGAGACGGAGAGGGCCTTCTATGACGAGGTCTTCGCCCGCGTCATGGAGGTCAGCCAGCCCGAGCACGGTGTGGCGCCCGTCCCCGCGCCGTGGCGCAGCCTGATGCACGCCGGTGTGCGCTTGGGCGGTACGATGGCCGCGAGGGCGGAGGAGGGTGTCAAGCTGACCGCTGATTTCGCCGGCCCCGCTCAAGCCGCCCTCCTTGCCGACCAGCAGGCCACGCAGGAGGCCCCGTGAGGGAGCGCACACCCAGCACCGTCATCCGGGACGTGGCCGGCTTCCAGTGCCCCACGTGCAACCGCATGATGGGCTTCCGCACACGCCTGGCACACATGCCCACTTGCACGGGGCCCAAGCGGCCAAAGAGCTGGCGGGAGCGGGAAGAGGCCAAGCGTGCTCTGCGGGCCAAGCTGCGCCGGATGTTCCCGCAGCCGTGATTAACACAAGCCCCATCTTCCGCTATGGATCCCGCATACCCCGCTGCTTCGTGTGTCTGACAGCGTGGGACCGGCTCAGCACCAAGCGCATCCGCCGCGGCTCCGCACTGCAGGAGTACGCATGTCGCTGGTGCGGCGTGGAGGTGACGGTGGGCAGCACGGTGCTGACGGCCCGCCCACTGCCCAAACGCACGTGGGGGCACGCGTACGACTACTTGGAGAAGGCGATACAGACAGTGTTGAGTGGTACACGTGATCACTACAGATTGGGGGCATTTCGTGATGGACATGAGTAGGCGTACAGTGTGGATGCCTAGGGGGGCAATGTGAGCGATTCGCTACCAGTATCACCAGCCGACATACCCATCATCGACGAGAAGAACTGGGGGCCCACGGATGTTGAGAACTGGCTCTTGTGCCCCGCCCGCTGGTGGTACGGGCGCCGCCTGGGCCGCGATCTGGGCCACGAGGCTGCCGTGGGCGCCGCCGTGCACATCTACGCGGAGACGGGCTCCCTTGAGCAGGCACAGGCTGAGCTGAGCACCCGCTTCGATCCCGCGTGGGCGCACACGCTGGAGGGGCTGACGGCGCACATGGAAGCGGGCGCGAAGCTCGTGGACGGTTGGCTGGCGTCCATTGCGGCCAAGGAGCAGATCGTCAGCCGGGAGCTGCGGCTGGCGAACCGCGTGGTGGACCTGGTGACGCGCTCCGCCGACGGGTTGATCGTGACGGACTACAAGTGCAAGTTCGAGCTGGATCGCAGCAAGCTGGGCTGGGAGCTACAGCGGGCGGAGACGAGCTGGCAGCTGCGCGACTACGCCTACCACGTGGGCGCGTACCTGGGGGAGCCCATCGTGCAGGTGCGTATCCTGTACGCGGTGCTCACGCCTCGCCGCTGGGTGTACCTGCACACGCAGGACGTGACGCCAGCGATGACCGAGCACTGGTACCGATCAGCGGAGCAGGTGTGGCCCCAGATGTCCGCGCAGCACACCTCGGAGACACCGGCGCCCATGAACACGCGCAGCTGCCGCGCCTTCAATCGCAAGTGCGAACACTGGGTGGTGTGCCACGAGCTGCACGGGGATTGGACGGGATTGAAGAGGGAGGGAGGTGGAGTATGAATGCACGAGCAGCCACGCGGCAGGACCGGGGGCCCGCCGCTCTGATGTGCCAGCTTTGCCCCCGCATCACCAAGCACGTCTTCACACGGGAGGTCCACGACGAGCGTGTGGACCTGCTGGGGGAGATGCGCCTGTCCCCCATGGGCCACGATCACTACAAGTGCACCCACTGTGACACCGAGCGCCGGTGGGGCTGAGCGGGGTGGGGGAGTAAACGATGCGGATGACGGGGCACCGAGATAGGGGGAGTGATGGGTTGCTGACACAACGGGTTGTTGCCGATATCTATAACGCTACTGGGAAGGTAATGGGCCCGGATTACTACCCCCTGCTCTTCTGGTTGAAGGAGCAGTCGGATGGGACACGACAGTCCCTCCTGGAAGAGGTTGTCAAGGCGGTCATGCAGGCGAAGGGGACGGATGAACGGTATGAGCGGCTGACTGCCCTGGCTGGTCTGGCTGCGGCGTGGATGGACATGCTGCTGCCGGGGGAGGAGTAGGGGGCTGAGATGGGTGTCGTCATCAACGTGAAGACGCACGCCGTGATGCGGGACGTGATGGCCGCGCTGAGACGCCTGGATACGAGTGAGGAGCAGGGGGAGGTACTGCGCGTGGTGGCGATCGCCATGAACTTGAAGCTGAGGCTGGAGGGGGAGCAGGATGATTGACCCCGGAGAACTGCCTGAGGCTTGCTGGCTCGTTCTCTACCTGGAGCGGGGAGATAGGAGCGGTGGCCGGCTCCCGGCAATTGGGGTGCGCCGACAAGGCACTTTGTACCTGTTCGGGATTATGCGCGGCATGGGGGATGTTTTTACCATGGTCATACCACCCGCGTTGGAGTGCGTCGGCGGGATTCGCTTAGCTGACTTGGAGGGAGCGAGTGAGACGGACGATGGGAGGTAAGTGAGAGTTGCCGATACTGAGACCTGCACCTGGACCGGAGAAGTACATGCGGGCTATCCGACGGGCGCTGCTCGTGGGGCCCCCCAATAGCTGGAAGACCAGCGCGAGCCGCACGTGGGTCGACCTAGATGAAGCCAAGGGCATGGTGCACCACATCGTGTGCCCCGGGGAGCTCGGCTACTCAGCCGTGCCCAATCACCCGCGCATCCAGCCGTACATCGTCACCACGGGTGTGGACACGAAGGAGGCGCGGGCACAGACGCTGAAGGAGATGCTGACGCTGATCGCACACATCTGCGCGGGCAAGCTCGGGAACACGCCCGCGGAGGACACCATCTTCGTGGACGGCATCCACAAGCTGTACCTGCTCGTGTACGAGAGAGCGTGGGATGACACCGGGAGGGATCCCAAGTTAGCCGGTCAGAGCTACGGTGCGGCGCACATCGAGTTCAAGCACCTGCTGGAGAACTGCCACGCTGTGAAGCGCTTCGCCGCCACGGTGTGGGATCAGGTGCGCAAGGAAGATCCGGATGACCGTAGCAAGAACGCGGCGAAGGCCACGTGGACGGCTCTACCTGGCCAGGTGTCCAGAAACATCGTGGGCGAGTTCAGCACGGTGTTCTACTGCCGGCCCGGGCGTCGCACCGGTGAGGGCTTCACGGAGGGGAGCTGGCTGACGCGGCCCAGTGCCGATGTGCAAGTGCCCAGTATGAAATTCCCCGCCGAGTACGCCGATCAGATGCTAAAGAGCGTGCCCAATGTGATCCGTGCGGACTGGATGGCCTTCGAGCGCCAGTTCGAAGCGGTGCTGCGAGGCAAGGCGCCGAGTGGGGAGTTGTTGAAGCCTGGGGTTAGCAGGATGGGAGGGGGTGCATTCACACAAGCAGAGTTGAATGGGGCAGCGGTGAAGCAGGAAGCAGAGATGGTGATGGAGACAGAACAACACACAGGAGATGAGGCATGAGTGAGACGATGAGCTTTGCGGATGAGCCGGTGGTGGGTGCGAAGGCGGCAGCGAACGGAGCAGGTGCGGCTGATCAACCGGACTGGGTGACGGCGGAGGATATCGACGCTCTCTTCGACAAGGAGATCGATCCCGCTGCCGAGGAGAAGGCGCGGCTGGGCTCGCAGCCCAAGGCCGGCTGGTACTCGACGCTGCCCGGCACGGTGGAGTACAAGGTAGCGGTGTGGGAGGCGCGGGACGGGATGCCGGAGCGGCCTATGGCGACCGTGTGGGGCCGCGTCAACATCCCCGAGGATGCCAGCGAGGCTCGCTTCCGCATGACGATGTCCCCACGTTTCGTGGAGGACCAGAAGAAGCCGGGGGTTGCTGACTTCTACCACAGGAGCTACCTCGAGGCGGGCACGGCCTTCGCCGAGGCGCACAAGCGGACTCACAAGACGCCGAGGGAGCTGCTGGACTGGTTGCGGGACGATACCTTCCAGGTGCGACTCGTGCCCGGTAAGGATGGGGAGCCCCGCGTGTTCGGCGTCCGGGCGTACCGGGGGCGCTGATGTTGACGCCGATTCAGATAGCGAGGGTATGTCACGAGGTGAACCGGGCTTACTGCAGGGCGATTGGTGATGACAGCCAACCACCGTGGGAGCAGGCCTCGGATTGGCAGCGGTCTTCCTGTGAGATTGGAGTGAAGGAGCACCTGGATGTCGGCTTGACCCCCGAGCAATCTCACGAGATTTGGATGGAGGACAAACGTCGAGCTGGCTGGGTGTATGGACCGGTCAAGGATCCTGATCGCAAGGAGCATCCCTGCATCGTGCCGTATGCCCAGTTGCCGCAGGAGCAACAGGTCAAGGATCACTTGTTCGCTGCCGTCGTTCGAGCGTTGGCCGTAGTGGGGGAAGAAGGGAATACATGAAAGCCAAGACTGACCAGCAGGAGATGGAGATTCGAGCGATACGCCGCATGGAGCGCATCCTGGACGAGCTGCCCGCACGCCGCCGCTTCACCATCATCGACTTCGTACGAGGTCGGCTAGTGGAGGAGGCGAGGCTGGCGGAGGCATCCAACGGGGCGCACCCAGTCGTGGACGCCGGCGAGGACGAGGACTAGCAGGAGATGCCCCCGCTTCCCAAGCCTCCCAGCTGTGAAGGCTGCCCCTTCCAGCGCCTGAGCGCCCACTACGTCCCGGACGAGGTGCGCCCCGGTGCCCGGGTGGCCCTGATGTTCCAGAATCCCGGGGAGGACGAGGAGGCGGGGCGTCTCGTGCGGGGGGGTCGCGTGGAAGCCGTCCACCCGGCCCCCCTGCTAGGCCGCACCGGCGAGGTGATGGAGTCTTCATTTCTGCCCCTCGCCGGGCTCACCCGAGATGACGTGAGCTTGCACAACGCCATCCGCTGCCGCCTACGGGGGGGCAACGCCCTGCCCCCCGTCAAGGCTATCCAGACGAGGGAGGCGATCGCCCACTGCACCCGTGCTCACTTCCGCCCCCCGGACAGCGTGCGCGTGTGGGTGGCCTCGGGCGAGTACGCCCTGTACACGCTGACGGGCGAGGGGCTGCACAAGGGGAGGGGGCTGGCGGACTGGCGGGGGTGGCCCCTGCCGCTGCGCGTGAACCCCACCAAGGCGGAGGGGCTGTGGACGGACGTGTGGACGCCCAAGGCCGGGGAGCCCGTCGTCCTGCCCACCTACCACATCGCCCTGATCTTCCGGTCCCCGGCGATGCGCATCCCCGTGCAGGTGGATTGGACCAAGGTGCAGCCCCTCCTGCGGGGCACCTGGCCGGCGCCACCACCGGAGGTGCACTACTACCCGCCGCCCTCGCTGCCCGCCGCCTTCGCCTACGACACCGAGTACGACGTGGCGACCCGCGTTGTGCATCGCTACAGCGTCGCCTGGAGGGACGCGAGCGGCGCCCACGTGTACAGCGTGGGGGTCAGCGATTGCGTCGCTCCTAGGCCGAGCTGGCGGCCTCAGGATCGCCCCAGGATCGTGATGCAGAATGCCCCCGCCGACATCCCCAGCCTGGAGCGCACGCTGGGCCTACCGGAGGACGCCTACACGGTGGACGATCCCATGATCTTGCACGCCTGCCTGTGGGCCGACGTGGGCGGCATGGAGGTGGACGACGAGGATGGGTCAGGCCGGCACAACCTGAACTTCATGGGCAGCCTGTACGCCCCGCCCATTCCCTTCAACAGGTGGAAGCACCTGGGCGGGACGAACGAGGCGCTGTACGCGGGGCTGGATGCGATCGGCACCTGGGACCTGATGGAGGCGCTGCGTGCCGAGATGGCGCGGGACGAGGGCGTGCGCTACGACTACGAGGAGTGCCGGCTGCCGCACCTGCCCAAGATTGCCAAGCGGGAACGGGTGGGCCTGAAGCTGGACAAGGAGCACGTGGCCCACGGGCAGGCCGAGCTGGCCAAGATCATGAAGCGGGAGGAGCTGACGGCGCAGGCCGCCGTGGGCTGGCCCATCAAGCTGGCGAGTCCGCAGCAGGTGGGCATGCAGTTGTACGGCGTGGACGGGGTACCGGCGAAGCGTAGGAAGGGGGGGTTCTAAGCCCATGCCCAAGGTTAAGGTCCAGACAACCCGACCCGTGGACACGGAGACGCTGCGCACCCTGCAGACCAAGCTGGACAACCCCCTCGTCGCCGCCCGCCTGCGTTACATGCAAGCCGCCACGTTCGATAAGTACCTGGGCCCCCTCGCTGGGCGGGAGCGCTGCTACCCCAGCGTGCTGATGACGCAAGCCAGCGGCCGCTGGTCTGTCCAAGACCCCCCTCTCAACAACTTTGCCAAGGATGACGTTGCCCGGCGCCGCGGGCTGCCCGAGCTGCGCCGCGTCGTGACGCCCGATCCTGGAACATACTGGCTGCACTGGGACTGGACAGCTATTGAGGCACTGCTGGTGGCCTACTTGAGTGGGGACACCGCGGACATCGAAGCCTTCGAGAAGGGCTGGGATGTGCACACCCTGACAGCGTGCAGCATCTATCGCCACCCGGAACCACCCGTGCGTACCAAGGCCGTGCACAAGGCGCCGTGTGCGTGTCCGGACAGCAAACACACCATTCAGTGTCCGGACGCTTGGCGCACGAGCTGGGGGCCTACGTGGACCGGGGGCGACGATGTGCGCCGCTCCCTGGCCAAGACCTGTCGCTACGGACTCGCCTACGGGCCCAACATCAAGGACGTGATCCTGGAGGCGAAGGGTTTCGAGGAACTGGGCGTCACACGCGAGATGGCCCTCTCCGCCGCTGACGGCTATCTGACGGCCAAGCGGCACACGCTCGTGAAGTGGAAGGAGCGCACGTGGGCCGAGTGCGTGCGCACCAAGGAGTCCCGCACGTTCCTCGGGCGCCGTAGGAAGCTCTTCGGTGCCAAGAAGCAGAATGTGAATCCCAGGGACATCGCCCAGTGGGGCAGCTACGAGGTGGCCGTCAACAGCGAGCTGGCCAAGAAGGGGTTGAACCACCAGATCCAGGGTGCTGTGAGCCAGGTGATGGATCTCACGCTGCGCAAGATCTGGGAGCTCGTGCCCGAAGCTGAACTCGTGCACCAGGCGCATGATGGCGCCAGCATCGAGCTGCCGGAGTGCGTGAGCGTGGAGAGCGTGCTGGAGCGCATACGGCCGCACGTGGAGGCTGACTGGGAGATAGGGGGCAGGAAGATGCATTGGGCGGCGGAGTGGGAGGTTGTGCATGCGGATGGGTCGAAGGCGGGGGTGCACTGATGACCCTCTCAGAGGCGGCCAAGCTCGGAATCTTGAGGGTGCGGCTGCCGGTGTGGGCGAACCCCGAGGACTACCTGCGTCAGGATATCCTCGTGCCACTGCGAACACCGGATGGTAATGAAATCGCGGGGGGGGGGCACGGGGCCCGTGGGTCCACCTGTTCGCGCCCTACCAAGCGGCTATCGAAGCGAACACCCCGCAGACGGTCCTGGCGATGTACTTCGAGCAGGAGGGTCGCTTCCTGGAGTACACGGGGCCGATGAACCCAGTGGATAACGAGGGTCCCTTCTTTCGACAGAGCCGGACGATTTACAGGGAAGCTGCGAGGGAAAGATGACAGACCGGAGTAAAATGAAACTTAAAAGCAAGAGGTACTGCGGCTGTTACCCCTTCTACTTTTGTGGGTACTGTCGGCAAGAAGATTATGAGTGGTTCCTACGCTGGTCAGCGCTAGGCGGGCGACCACTGCGTCCGTACGGGTTCTGAGCATGGGCACCACCAAGCTCACGATCGCCGTCACGCACGCCGCCCTGCTGTCCCGGCCCGAGATGGCTGCGTTGCGGGAAGCTGGCTACGACGTGCTCCTGCTGTACGCCCCCGTGGACCTCGTGGTGGGCCCCAGCGCCTGGCACTTGACGGACGCGCACGTGAACGAGGGGCTGCTGGAGAAGGCTGTGGAGTGGGCGCTGGCAGCCAAGCGCAAGGCGGAGCGGGCCAAGCGGGCCGTGGAGCCCCAGCCAGCCAAGCCCAAGAAGACCAAGAAAGCGGGGGAGCCGGCTAGCACCGACGCCCCGCCAGCACGCGGCCGGAAGTCACGGCGTAAAAAAGCGGACGACCACGGGATCCTGGCGGGCCTGCAACTGGGCCTACTGGAAGCACGATCGGAAGACGCACATCTTGTGGCGCTGGGCACGGACAATGCCCCAGCATCCGTCGGGGCGGAGCCGTGATGCCCGACGGCCGCGTGTGCTGTGTACCCGGCACGGGCCGCACCGTGCCACAATCCAAGTAGGAGGTTCTCCCACATGCCAGAGCTGGACGTTGAAACAAGAGCCGAGATAGCCAAGCTGTGTCACGCCGCCAGCAGCATCGCCCTGCGCCTCGCCACGCTGCCCCCGGATCTGTCCAACGAACTGAGCACGGTGCTGAACATCGGCATCAACCGGGTGCGCTTGCACTTCGGCCTGCCCACGGGCTGGAGCCCCGCTGCGGAGTGGGCCATCATCGCTGCGCACGGGGACATCACCAGTGGGGGCAACCAAGACATGGTGGAGCCCGTGCCCCCCTCGGAGGCGCCCGACGCGTCCGCCGCCCACGGGACCAAGGCACGCCGGCGGTTGTTCCGGTGAGCGCCCGCCATGGAGCGCTGGGAGCGGACCGTGGAGATGATCCGGGCGTGCGCCCGACATCAGGGAGGGAGCCGGATGCTGGTGGACGAAGTGAACCGGACGGAGGCGTACACGGAGGGCAACGAGCGGCTGCTGACGCCCAGCGACACGGGCGTGGATGGAGTCGTGCCCATTACGCACTGGGATCACTCGGACTGGGCCTGATCCTGCTGGCCGGCACAGCCTGCTCCACGGGGGGGGCCAACTTCCAGCTGGACCGCATCCAGGCAGCGTACCGCTACGGCGTCTGGAGCGAGCGCCTGCGTGCGTGGCACGGGCAGTGCGAGCTGACCAAGACGAAGACCGAGCTCGAGCGCGTCTTCTGCGTGGGCGTGGCCGATGCGCAGAAGGCGCTGGACGACGCGCGGCGGGAGGCGCTGGCCACCGACGCCGCCGGGGCCGCTCTGCAGGGCCGGCTGATGGAGCTGGGTCTGAAGGCGCTGGGGGGCATCTGACGTGGATCCCGTCCGCCTAGCCATCGGAGTGCCCACCTCGGGCTCCGTGAACGCCAACTTCATGACCTCCCTGCTGGCGCTGATGGGTGCGGCCAGCGAGGTGTGCCAGGCTGCCAGCCTGATCCTGCAGCGCTCGAGCAGCATCCCCGAGAACCGGGAGGGCATCGCCAGCGACTTCCTGGCGGGTGACTACACGCACCTGATGTTCCTGGACGACGACATGCGCTTCCAGCCGGCGGTGCTCCCCCTGATGCTCAGCCGCCAGCTTCCCATCGTCACGACCAACTACCTGGCCAAGAAGCTGCCCCTCGAGTTCATCACGCTGGGGCTGGACGGACAGCGCGTGCGCACCACGGCGGAGAGCGCGGGTGTCCAGGAGGTTCAGTACGCGGGCTTCGGCGTCTCCGTGATCGAGCGGGTCGTATTCGAGAAGACTGAGCGCCCCTGGTTCCAACCCGACTGGTTCCCGGACACGGGGCGGTACAGCACGGAGGATATGGCTTTCTTCCGCCGGGCGCGTGCCGCCGGCTTCCCCTGCTACGTGGACCACGACGCCAGCAAGCTCGTGGCACACATGGGCCTCTTCACGTGGCGTTGGGATATGGTGGATCCACTTCCACAGGAGGAGGTTGTTCCATGAGCTTTCTCACCGGGTACCGCACTTACATCTGCGGCTTCCTACTCGTCGTCGCCGCCGGTCTGCACGCCCTGGGTTACATCAGCGAGTCCGTCTACCGTACGCTGGAAGGGGTGCTGGTGGGCGGGGGCCTGGCCGCCCTCCGCGCCTCCAAGGACGAACGCCCGTAGATGGCCCGGCGGGCGCCCCGCCAGGAGGCACCACGAGCGTCTGTGAGCCCCGTGGAGACGCTCTCGCCCCCTGACCCGTACCAGGATAGCCCCCGCTGGCAACGCGTCGCTCCACGCCTGTACTGGGACCTGCTAGCGGGGCGCCTGCGCCGGGCCCGGGCCGACGGGAGCCCCCCGCTGGATCCGCCCCGCCACCCGCCCCCCACAAGCCACTTTGTCACGGGCCTGATCCGCCACAAGCAGCGCCTAGCGTGGCGCCGCGCCCGCACCGCGCACCGCAGTCAGTACAAGTCGCAACCCGGGAGGGGGTGATGCACGTGAAGGGGATGAAGAAGATGCCGCCCAAGATGCCAGCTGTTACCGGCGACAAGGGACGGAAGGGGCCAGCAATGCCTCCCGTCAAGCCGCCCAAGCGGGGCGGGTACTAGCCCTCGGGGGCAGGGGGGTCCACTGGGCCCCCCAACCTCCCTCCAGCGTATCGGTAAATCATCTCCTCCAGGGTGGCCAGCGCCGGATTCCACACCCGGACCCGCGGCCCCGGCATATCACGCTCCCTGATGTCCAGCTGCTGCACACCCTCCCGGGTCACGATGGCGCGTACGAAGGCATGCGCCCCTCCCCAGGTGAGGTCCACGGATCCCCACGTGCCCGCGCACACGTAGGGCACCGGGACATCCGGGTTGAGCTGGGCGAGCAGGGACACCGCTGCCTTCTGGGCCACGGTGTCCACCGAGGTGAGGCGACCGATCTTCTTCCCCAGTGCTGCTCTAGCCAACGGGTCCATCGCTCTCCGTCTCATCCTCCTTGCCCACCCGCAGCTTGATGCCCTGATCCTCCAGCTGCAGCAGCCAGCCCCGCACCGTGCGCGTGGGTATCCCGAAGGTGGGCGCATCCACTTGCCGCTGCAGATGCCGGATCAACGCCGCCCGGCTGTTGAAAGCGGGCGCCCTCTCCACGTGCGGTGCCAGCAAGGTGAGCAGATCCCCGCCGTGGTCGGTGAACGTCATGCCATCCTCGCCCAGGTACACGCGCCACACGGGCTCGAGCGCACTCACCTGGCTCTTGTGGTGCACGATGTTGAGGGCCCACGCCTTCCGCTCCTCCATCCAGCCCACCTTCACGATGCGTATGGCCGCGACAGCGTCATCCCTGAAGGCGAGGCTCCCCCGTGACGCCTCATCATGCGACCGCGGCTGCCACTCCCCCTTGTACCCGGGGGGCGGCGTCATGCCCTCCTTCACGTCGTGGTGCACGACCCAGATGCACGCCTTGGGATACAGCTCCTGCAACTTCCCGTAGATGAGCGGGGGCACGCTGGCATTGTTACCATCCCGCCCGCCCATCACCTTGTTGAGCGTGTTCACCACCACTAGCTCGGGTTCATACTTCACCGAAGCGATGATCTCAGCGCCCCAGCGGCTCTCCCCGACCATAGCGAGATCGAAGGCCCCCGTCATGAGCATCAGGAAGCGATCCCGTGCGGGGTACGGCGGCGGCAGGCTGGCCAGGCGGTGATGGATCATCAAGCGGGGCGTGTCGTTCTCGATGTACAGCACCCGGGCCCCCTTCGTCTGTACCTCCCGGCTGATGAAGGGTGTGCCCGTCGCTATCGACTTGGCCAGCTGGTACGTGAAGGGCGTCTTCCCCACGCCGCCCTTGCCGTGCAGTAGGACGACGCCGCGCGTGGGCACGTAGGGCTTGAGCAGGAAGGCGGGTTCTTCAGGCGGGGTAGCGAGCAGGTCTGTGAGAGGGATCAACATCTCAAGCACTTCCCTCGGGTTGTGGCCACTGAACGATGTACCGCCCACATGGGCACACCATATCGGGCCACTGAGTCTCGCAAACTTCTGGAGAGGGGGAGGGCCGGTCGTTCAGCCCTAGGTTTCGTGGGATGAGAGGCTCCCGAAAGAAGTGATGGTACCAACGGTTGTACGGATGGTGGGGGGACAGATCAATGAGGGGTGTTTTCACGAACAACCTCCTGGGCGGGGTCAGCAGCGGGTTCCTACACCCTACCGCTGCTCCGCCCGGAAGGGGAGGGGCTACAACCCCTTGGGCTGCACCCCCCGCTGCAACCTAGGCGTCGGGAACGCCGCTCACCGCATCCAGCCGGGCCACCTCCGTACGCACCGCCGTGACCTGCGCCTGCACCTGCTCCGTCAGGAGCTGCACCCGGGCTGCGTTGGCCGGCTCATCGGCGATCTGGACCAGCAGCTCGTCGATCCGGGTGAGCACTTGGCCCACCTCCCTGCTGACGCTCCCGATCGCTTCCAGCAAATCCGCCTGTGCCGTTTCCAGCTCCGTCAACCGCGCCGCTGTTTCACTCGCCATCTTTCGTACCTCCTTGAGGATGTCTGCTAGCTGGGCATCCGCCCGGGCCCGCCACTCTCTGAGCCACTCTACGAAGAAGCTGTCGCTTAGGGCCATGGGTAGAGTCTACGCTACCCCGTCACCGTGACGGCCGTGCGCCACACGCGTCGCCCGCCTCCGTGGTAGTTGGCGAGGAAGCCCTCGCCCACAACGGGCACGGTGGGGCGCACCGTCCCCGCGAACTTCCCCTCCCGCACCACGTACCCCGTCCACCCGCACCCGGCCATCTTGCCCATGCACTGGATCACGGCCCCGTCCACCTGCAGCGTGTTCCCCTTGCGGCACTTGGGACACTCATCGGGTACGGTGGACACCCAGTTCTTCTGCAAGCGGGCCAGCTCCGGGTCCAAGGCCTTGGGCGCCCGCTCCCTCGGCACATTGAGGCCTAGCTTCCAGCAGCGCTGGCACACACCATTGCGGAAGGCGAAGCGGGTGGGATGGCACTCGGATCTCTCTCTCATTGTGACTACCCCCTGGTAGTGGTTGCCCTACGGCAGCGGTTCCTCCTCCCGCTGCTGTGAGCGCATATTCTCTATCAGACTGAGAAGGCCCCAGTCAACACCTGATCCAACACCCGGGGCCACAGTGTAGGGGAGCTGGCCGGGAGCGTGCGCATAGCGGGTGTACAGATTGGGGGCAAGGAACCGCCGACCCGCCACCGAGCCCAGTGTTGCCGCGCTGACACCGTAACCGGGAGCGAACCCGGCCCCGCCAGCAATGAGCCCGAGGAGCCCCGTTCCCAGTATGCGATCTTCCCACGGGGTGAACATCTCCCCAATGCTCTTATCCTTTCCCCCGAGCCCCAGCCCGAAGGTGGCCGCCTCTCCCATCTGCTCTAGCGGCTCCTCCCCGATGTAGCGACGGATTTCCTTCTGCGGCTTCACGGAGGCCAGCCGCTCCTGGAGAGCTTCGATCGAGGGCTGGTACCCAGTGGGCGTGTGAGCCGTCGCCGGGTTGTACGCCGACTCCAGCAGACCCTGCACGTTCTTGCCCATCTTGAACTCTTGCCGTGTCCGATCCCACAGATCCGTCAGCGGGTACTCGGTCATGGCAGGGCCCGCTGGGGGCTCCCCGCGCAACTGGACCTCGGGCCCGATGTACTCCCGAGTGGGCGGGCCCCCTGGCGCTGTCACATCCACCACGGGGGCCACTCCCGTCGGATCTTCCACGAAGGGACGGTCTGCCGGCTGGCGAGCTCGCAGGCGAACCTGTTGCTCTGGCCGTCCTACCACCTCGACCTGCGCGGGGCCTGTCGGCTGTCGCAGCGGCACGGCCTGCGGATTGAGCGGCGTCCCGGGAGTGGGGGGCACGACGCCGGCCGTTGGGAAGGGCTCCCCCATGGCTTCCCACGGGCGCTCCCCGCCGTGTGGTGCGGCGGGCATCTCCGCTGGCTGCTCGACGGCCCCCCTACGAGCCTCTGTGAGCTTCCGTGGTCTACCTGGAGGGCCGCCCGGGCGAACGGCGGGTAGATGCATGCCCCGCTCGATTACGTCGCCTGGCGGGGCTCCTGTGACCTCAGGGAGGGCAAGGGGCTGACGGGGGGGAGCGGGCGGTGCCGGCGCCCCCGCCTGGAAGGTCCGCTCCGCTGGAGCCGGCGGGAGAGCGAGCCCCCGGTTGGCTGGCTGGGACTGCGGGGTGACCCTGGCGACAGCCTGTGCCGCCGCCTGCTGCTCCGCCGTCTTGATCCCTGCCCGCGCCTCATTGACCAACTGGCCATACAGCGCCTGCACCTTCCGCACGATGTCACTCTCCGGGGCCTGCTTGAAGACTGGGGAGGACCCAATCAGCTTGATGGCGTCGTTCAGCTCTCGGAGGGACACCTCGCCGGACTCTGGGACGATAACCCCCTCCGCCTGCATACCCGCTACCTTCCGGGGATTGCGCAGGAAGGCTTGCACGTCGGGATCCGCCAGCGTGGGCACCGAGATCCGAGTTCCCCCGAGTCCGCGCTCCACAGCCCCCATCCCCGTTTGCCAGCCCCGTCCAAGCGCCTCCGTGGCCGTAGCCCCGCCAACGCCTACATCCGTCGCCTGCATCATCTCCTTGCTGGTACGGAACTTGGGCAGCGTGGGCGCCACCTCGCCGGCCGTACGCCCGATCCGCTCGATGGCTTTCTCCGCCATGCGGCGGGCTCCACCGGGTCCGTAGCGCATGAAGCCGGAGGCAGCCGCTCCCACGCCCTCTCCCAGGACGCCACCTAGTGCGCCCTGTGCCGCGCCCGCCAATACCCCCTCGTTGGTAAAGGTCCCACCGCCGGCTGCCGCCGCCGTCTGGGCCGCAATCCGCCGTGGGGCCGTGCGCACGAGGGCCGCTATGCCCCGCCCCGCCGCCGGGAGCACACGCCCCACAGCTGCCCCCGCTGGCCCCATGAACATGAGGGGGAGCGTGGCGGCCTCCACGGGCGAGGTGGGGCTGGGGGTGAAAATGTCGAGGGCGCTCCGCATCAGCCCTGGACCCTGCGGGGTGACGAACTCATTGACCCCTCGACGCGCCGCCGCCATCCTGCTCCAGAAGGTGGGCGCGGTAGAGGCTGGAGTGGGGCCTACGCCCGCGGCAGCCCGATCCAGCTCTTCATCGCTGACCTGCCGGTACGCAGCCGCCGCCTGGTCCAACTCTGCATCACTGACCTGCTTGTACGCTGGGGGCATCTCGTCACCTTCCTACCGGGGCTGCTGGAACGCGCTTGTCCACACGGGCTTTGTCAGCCGGGCTCAACTGGTTGTAGGGGACGCCGAAGGCCCGCTGGGAGAGAGCATCCCGGGGATCCGTTGCGGGGGAAGGCCGCCCCCCAGTGGCTGGCCCCCTCTGCCCCCCTACCGGAACTGCCATGTCGATCTGGTTGACGATGTCCGGGATCCCCGACTCCGCCCGAGCAGTCGTCCCCGGAAGACCGCCGTAGATGACCTGCCTCGCCGCCTTCTCGCTCTCATCGATGAGAGCCATGATCAGCTCTCGCTTCAGAGTCGCACTTTGCTTAGTGTCGTTCATGAACGGAGAGGGGAAGGCCCGTCGGACGCGGTCGATGTCTTGATTGGTCAAGACGCCGACCTCCCCGGCGAAGGCTTTGCTGATCCGACCGATGAAGCCATCCAGTTGATCAGCGAACGTCTTGAACTCCGGGCCGGCACTCGTTGCGCGGCCCAGTTCCGCCTTGCTTCGCTGCATCAGGACATCCCAAGTCGTGTTCATGTACCCGGCTAGCCCGGGGTCCTTGGACACGTTCACCGTGATTAGCTTATCCGCCCGGTCGAGCGCGGTCATCGCCAGCTGCTTGGCCGGTTGGATGCTGGCAAGCGCCTCTCTATGCTTGGCGGGTACCTCGACGATGCCCAGACGGATTCCCATCTGCTTCGGCATGTCTGCCGGGGGCGGCTGATCCGTGCGTGGGTCGAGGTACTTGTTGCGCTCCAGGCCGAACGGCTGAGCCATCTCGCCTTGGTAGCGCCCCATCGAGTACGCTTTCGCCGACGCTTCCTTGTTCCCTTGGATACGCCGGTCCACTTCGGCCGCGAAGGCAGGAGTCCCTGGCTGCGGAGCACGGGGGTCTGATCGAGCAGCGGCTTGCAGCTCATTCCGGATCGCTGCCACCTGACTATTGATGGTAGCGGCCTGGATCGCCGAGGAGAGCTGCTCAGGTGCCATAGGCGCCCCAGATAGCCGTGCCCGCAGAGCTTCCGCGCCGATAGCTTGAAGATTCACATTCGAGCTGCCCAAGTACCGCGCGATCTGCAAGTTCTCAAGGTACGCTTGCTCATAGCCTGGGCTCCCGGGTTCATGCCCTTCTTGTGCTGTCATCAACCGGGCACGCCGTTCAGTCTCGGTTCCAACACCCATCCGAGGGCTCGCCAGACGAGTCGTGAGCTTCCCTCCCTGGAGGGTGTAAGAGGGCTCCAGCTTGCTGGCCCCCTCTGGCAGCCCCCTCATCAGCTCCCGCTGCATCTCCGCCGCGGCCTGCCCCTCCTGGAGGGTGTCCAGCAGCTTCCGATCCCCCATCCGCGCCCGTGCCAGCGCCGTACGCTCCACGGTGCTCATGTCCCCCGGCACCGTCATCTGCTGGTCCGCGCCGCGGGCCTGCTCGTAAGCCTGCGCCACATTCTGACCCTGCTGCTCTGCCAGCGCCCGCTTCCGTTCCTCCGCCATCGCCGCCCGCACCTCGGGCCACAGCGGATGCTTGGGCGACAGCGAGGGAATCTGCGTCCCCCGCCGACTCGGATTCATGACGTAGTCCGCGGCCTCCTGCTCCTTCGTGGTGGCTCGCTGGAAGACGCCCATCAGTCCCGGGTCCGGGACGGGCAGCCCCGTGGCCTGCAACACCGCGGGGGCATCCTCCCGGTACTCGCCGATGATGTCCCGCGTGAGGCCCAGCCGGCGGAACTGCTCCTGCGAGGCGGCCTGCTCCGCCAGCCGCCGCTCACGCTCCACAGCCAGCTTCTGCTTCTCCCAGTCGTTCATCAGGCCCATGCCCGTGGAGAAGCCGGTGACTGCCGCGCTGATGTCTTCCAGTGCCATGCGTGCCCCCTACGCCATCCGCTTCCGCTGCTGCTGCGCATCCGGCCAGCGGGCGACCATGCTGCCCAGCAGCCCACCGGCCTGCAGCAGTCCCTGGTTGCGCTGCCGATCCGCCTGCGCGGACTGCGCCGCTAGCCCCCCCAGCGTGCTGAGCGTCTGGTTGCTGGGTCCGTACGAGCTCGTGAGGAGCTGCCCGCCCGTGGACATCAACTGATTGATCGCACTGGTGTACATGCCCTGCACCTTCTGCTGCGCGTTGCCCATCGCATTCTGGAAGGCCGTGCTCGAGGCAGCCTGTGGGCCAAAGGCACGCCGCAGCTCCGCCTCCGTGCGCCCCAGGTACTCCTGCCCCTGTCGGTACTCATTGGGGATGGCCGTTGCGAGGTCTCCGCTCTGCGCGGCCTGGATGCGCTGGGCTAGCACCTGGCGGTAGGGACCCAGCATCGCCTCCTGCTCCCGCTGCTGCTTGAGGGCCATCTCCGTGGCCTGCCGCTGCGCCGCGCTCCCCTTGTTGGAGCTGATGAGACCAGCGCCCATCAGGCCGAGGGAGCCAAGGGCGCCGAGGGTGCGTAGTGGGCCCGCTTGCTTGACCCCCTCTGCGGTCTCCTTGCCCAGCCCCTTGGCGTAGTCCCGGATGGGCTCCCACCAGTTCTTGGCCGCCGGCACATCCATGCCCCCCGTGGAGTAGTCCGCTGGGATGGCGCTGGCGTCGGCGCGGAAGCCGCTGCCGGACAGATCGGGCATGGCACCGGCGGACGGAGCCAGCGTCATCAGACCACCCCCCTCGGGGAGCTGGTTGAAATCGCGTGAACTCGGGGACGAACTGCCCACCGAGATCCGGGAGGGAGTCGAAGCTCTGAGCATCGAACCCAGCGGGGGAGTAGGAGAAGTTGGACATGTCCACGTTCCCGAAGTCATAGTCCTGCTGGAACTCCGGAGAGTAGTAGTACGAGTCGTTGAGAACGTCCATCAAGTCATACGCCACACATCACCTCCATCACACGTTGTCCGAGTACGAGGGCTGCCAGCTGGCGTACGCCTGCTCCTGCTGAGCCCGCTGTGCCTGCCGCTCCGCCTCGAGTTGCTGCATCCGGCCCACGCGCTCCTGCCACGCCTGCTGGGCTCCCGGGTTGATCTGCACAGGCGACGCCGCCTCCTTACCCCGTCCGATCGGTGCCAGCGCATCCAGCATGCGCCGCCATGTCTCAGCGCCCGCGCTGTCCCCTGGCCCGGCGCTGTGCGGATTACCGCTCCACGTGACCACCTCCGCGAGATTGGTGCCCGGCGTGTACTGCTCCGCGGGGAAGTACCCCATCTGGCTGAGGGCGCCCGCCAGGCCCACGTACTCGGGCTTGGGCTCGAAGCCCAGCAGCCGGGTGAAGTGGTAGGGATCCTCCCAGCCCTGGTGCCCGGCCAGCGTGTCCCGCACCATGCCGTACAGCACATCACCGTAGCGGGCCGCACCCCCGGGCGTGGGCTGGTCCAGGAGGGCCCGCAGATCCTGCTGGGTCTTCACCTGGCCCAGGCCCTCGGCGAGGGGCTTGAGCACACCCACGCTATCCTTGCGGCGCTGTGTCTCCCGGCGCAGGCGGTCGTAGCGGTCGTTGAAGAGCTTGTCGCCCATCACACCCGCTTGCAGAAGCAGGCCGATGGGGGCCGCCGGCGTGAAGGCGAGGACGCCGCTGGCGATGTCCACGGCCGCCTCCCCCTCGTTACCCCCCTCTGCGAGCTTGAGGGCGCCGCTGCCGATGCCCAGGAGCCCGCTGGCCGCACCGGCACCCTTGCTAAGCGCGGATGCCCCCGCCAGCCCCGAGACGCCCTGGGTTGTCTGGGACAGTCCTTTGGCCGCGCCCAGCGCCTTGGCGGCGTCCGAGCCCTGCCCGCTAAGGGCCAGGTAGGTGTTGAGGGGGCCCAGCACGGAGTTGAGCCCCTGGCCCAGGGTGTTGACCGCCCCGCGAGCCTCGCTGCCCTCAGATGTGAACATGCGACCCAGGCCGACGCCGAAGCCTACCTGGCCCCCACGCTGGGCCACATCGCCCAGCATGGCCCGGGTCTCGTCGTACTCGGGGCTAGGCGGGCCCCCGAAGTCGGACCCCCCAACCTGCCCACCTGACGCCCGGCCCCCACCACCCGGGACGGCTGCTGCGGGAATCGTCGTCAGCGTCCCCAGCCCCCCGCCTGGCCCCGCCGACTCGCCCTGCCGCAAGAGCCCGCTAGAGCGTCCGTAGGGCACGTAGGCGCTACCTGTGAAGCGGGTGGCCATCTCTACCCTCCCCCCCTCGGTAGAACGTGCTGGTGCTGCTGATTTTGGCTCTGACGGGCCTTCTCCAGCTCAAGGGTGAGCTTGGCGATGGCCTCAGCCACCTGAGCCTCCCCGCGGGCCCGGCTGACCTGCAACTGCTCCACCAGCACCCTGAGCGCCCGCAGCTCAACCTCGTCGCACGCGGCGGCGGCGAGGGGGGCTGCCAGCGCCAAGATGGCGCCCGCGACCACGGCCCGCATCACAGCGTCCTCTGGAAGGCGATCACGTCGTAGACACCCGCCGTAGGCGCCGCCGTCGACCCCGTGGGGTTGCAGAAGGTGAGGGCCAGCGTGTCGTTGGCCGACACCCGCGCACTGGCCAGCCCTATGCTGTTGGACGGGGCTGACTGGGAGCTGACGATAACGGTGTCCTTGGCTGCCAAGAGTCCACTCACCGTGAAGGTCTGCTCCGCACACGTCACGGTCGTCACGTTCACGGGCGTCAGCGAGGGCTGGTACACGGTGATCTTGTAGATGGGGGAACCACTGGTACCAATCGTGACCCCCGACCCCGCCCCCGTCGTGTAGACCATGCCACTGGTGTCGATGGCAAACTTGGTCGACGAGTTCTCCTGCACCGAGAAGATGCGGCTGGCCGCCGCCCGCGCCGTGGCCAACACGTTAACCAGCAGCCCCTGGAAGGTAACTGCTCCGTCGTTCCACGTCTGCGTGATGCTCACCCCCGGCGCATTGGCCGTGATCGTGCCCGCTGCGAAGAGGGACGTAGTGCCCGTCAGCGATCCCAGCTGTGTGGTGGCCCCCGCCTTGGTGACCTTCCACTGGCTCGTGCTCGCCTTCTGCAGGTCCATCAGCAGGGACGCCGCATTCGACGCCGTGTCCGTCACATCCAGCTTGATCCCCGTGAAGGTGACCCCAGCGTTGCTCCACGTGGCCGTGCCGCTGAAGTTCTTCACATCCGTCGTGATCGTGCCCAGCGTGGACGTGATGGCCCCCGTGAAGGTGCCCCCACTCAGCGAGCACGCCTCCGTGTGCGTGTACCAGTGTGTCCGATTGCACAGTGCCTTCAGCACGTAGCGCAGCCGCTCCAACTCCCCCGCCAGCGTCGTGGGCAGGGATACCGCCGCACCAGGATACGGATCCGTCACGGTCTGCATCTGCGCGGCGTTGGCTGAGTAGTCATCCACGCACGTGGCAATCATGTTCGTCGTGGCAACCTTCACGAAGTCCGCGTTGTAGTCCGCATGCGTCACCGTGTCGCCCGCCGAGTACGTGCGCCGTGGCGTGCACGGCCCCGCTGCCTCGCTCACTACCGCGCCAGCAAGCGAGAACGCCGCTGCCAGCCCCAGGATCCACTTTCTGTTCAACACGCTACCTCCTCGTGCCAATCACATCGAACTCCGCCCACATCTGCGAGATGCGGGGATTCTCGTTCAACCCCTCGTGCTCCAGCTTCACAGCGAAGTAGTTCCCCTGCCCAGCGATCTGCTTACTGCGCTTGCGCAGCGCTGTCCCTTCGAAGGTGAAGGGGAAGACCAGCGGGAAGGTAGACCCACTCGTCCCCGTCGTCGTCCCCGTGCTCGACTGGTTGTACGCAATCGGCCCGTACGCCTTCCCGTCCAGGTAGTACGTGACGTTGACGTTGAAGTTCCCCGTGGCCACGTACTCCATGTGGAGCTGCCGGAAGTTCTTCAACCCAGCGTACCGAGCGTCCAGATCGCGGAAGTCCGTGGGTGCACTCACCAGTGACAGCGTGTACGCCACCGAGTCCACGTTCCGGTCCGTCTGGTCCAGCTTCCAGAGCTGCCCATCCGCATCCCCGATGACGGGGCGGGCCACCAAGCTGGAATCCAGCTCCGTCCAGATCGACTCCGCCTCGTCCTTCGTGGACACGTGCACGCGCGTGCGCTGCTCGTTGAAGTCGATGATCATGCGCCGGTCGTTCTGCAACGCCCCCTTGGTGGCGTACAGCACGTGCAACTGCTTCTTGCTGTCGTACCACCTCAACTGACTGTACTTGAGCCGGGACAGCTCGAAGTTCTCGTCGATGTACGTGCGCAGGTTCAGCGCCCGCGTGAGGTCCAGGAAGCTGACACCTAGGTTGGTGCCGCCCGTCTCCTGCATGAGCACGATCTGCCCCGTGCTGGTGATGAAAGCGACGGCGCTGTCCTCGACGGGGGCTAGGCCGTGCGGCGTGAGTGGGCAACCGTACAGAGAGCTGGCGAGCTGGGGGTACCAGAAGACTTCATCGCTGGCCGAGTCGTTGATGGCGTACACACCCACTGGATACTTCCACACGAAGAGGCGGCCGAAGGCGTTGCGTGCGGCCACGCAGATCTGCGAGGTGTTGTCGTCCGAGGAGCGCACGGCCAGCGTGGCAATCTCCCCCGTGGCCCCCACACCGGGAGTCCACACGAAGTCCTCGTGATCCGTGAAGCTGGAGAAGTACAGCAAGTCGGGGTTGGACTTCACGCCACCCGCCCCGAGTTGGGTCCCACGGAAGATGAAGCCGAAGAGGGGCTGGTTGGTGCCCGTCCAGTCCGCTGCGGGCTGCGTGATCGTCGCCACCGTCGCCCCGTCCGCCGCCAGCACCTTCACGGGACTCGAGCCGGTGAAGATGAAGAGCTTCCTGGCGTTGCCACCGGCCTCCTGCCCGCCCTGCACGAAGTAGGCGCTGGGGTCGAGGGTGAGGCCCGTCGTCAGCGTCGTGGCGAAGGCGCCGGACATGTCATCCTTCTTGACAGTGCCGTTGTCCAGCACGACCACGCGCCGCTGGGTGGTCACCGTGGGCCACCACTCAGTGCCCGCGCGGATCGGGGAACCCAGTGCCGACCCCACCTTGACGGACCCCCCCTCCTTGTTCAGGAGGTTGCCGTCGCTCAGATCCACGTTGTCCGCCCGGATCAGATCGCCTGTCACCTGCAGCGAGGGATTCTGCTGGCTCGTGAGGCCCCTGTTGGCTATCAGGAGAGGCACAAGGGCCATCGCCCGTATCCCCCCCTAGCCCATGATCCGGTGGCCACGAGGGACGAAGCTACGGGGCTTCTGAAGGCTTACCTCGCTGCCCCTCATGTCCCGCATCAGATCCGCCAGCTCCTCCCGCGTCCGGGCCAGCCTCGCGTCCGACTTGTCCGTGTACAACTCGGCCAGCATGGCCAGCGCCAGCGCCCGCCGCCACTGCCGCGGGATGATGGGCGTGTCCGTCGCCGCCGCCCCGCTGAAGTCCAGCGGCGTGGGCCGGTAGTTGTACGACAGCTCGTACAGCTGCGGGCACTCGGGCCACGGTGCGAGGCGGATCTTGTTCTCCCCCACGAAGGCCGCGTACTGCGTCTCCGCCCACGTCACCCGGTTGATGTTGCGCGGGAACATGTAGCGCAGCTCGCCCTCGGGGATGGTGATGACGTTGGACCCCGTCTCCAGCTCCCGTAGATCGGGGTAGGCGAGGATGTCCGTCGCCGGCACGTACTCATCCTGGAAGATCACGCAGCTCCCCGAGGTCTCATCGCCCGAGTACGTGGTGACGAGGTGCAGCTCGTGCGTGCCCGCCACGTGCGCGTTGATGCGGTGCGGGATGGCCTCCGCCACGAACATGAACTTCCAGTTAGCCTTGCTGTTCAGGATGAGCCCGTTCAGGCGGATCACGTTGCCGGCCACCGAGGTGACGGACGCCGTGGTGATCGCCGGCAGCGTGGTGAATTGCACGGGGGGCTGCTTCCGCGCCCACGCCCAGCGCCGGTGCCCGCACAGCTTCCAGTAGGCCTGGTTGATGCCTAGCTTCACATCCAGGTAGTGATCGGCGCCGCTAGCCGCCGACGAGGTGTCCGTGGGGAGGATGTCCCCACCCCGGCGGAGCACGTGCGTCAGGATGTCCAGGCCGGTGTCGAGCTCAGCCACGCTAACCCCTCCGTCTGCGGCGACTCAGCGCTACTTTGAGCAGAGTGCCAACCGCCGGCAGGGCCCCCGTTGACGTGAAGGCGAACTCGCCATGCTCGGTGATGGGCAGCACGCCCACCTCCCCGTGCTCCGTCACCCACAGGGACGCTGTGCCAATGTTGGCCGCCTTCCCCTCCTTGGTGAACACCGGGTTAGCCATCCTGCTTCACCTCGCTGCGGCACTCAGCCACGAACGCCACGATCTGATCCCACAGCTCGTCTGGGATGCCAGCGGCGGCTACCTCGGGGTGGATCACCCACGCGCCGTCGTTGCTCATGCCCGCCACCACAAGGGGTTCGCCCGTGCGCTGGTCCTTCACCGTGGGGTGCGTGAAGCGAGGACGAGCAGCCTCCAGCTCGCGCGCCAGCTCTAGCGTCCGGGCTCTCTGCTCGGCGGCGGTCATGGGGCCACCGTGGCGTACTTGTCGCGGATGGCCTTGAGGATGGCCTCTTCGCCGGGCGTGACCTGATCGGCGATGACGTCAGGGAGACCGGTCACTCTAGCGCGGCGGGCCCGTTCCCAGGCGAGAGCTGCCTGACCGGCTACGAAATCCAGGTACTGGTCGGCGGTCACCGTCAGAGGCGTGGGAGGTGGCACCATCGCGGCGCGGCGGGCGTTCTCGATCGCCACGGCGTCGGCGAGGCCGGATTCCTGGCGCGGGTTCAAGGTGACGGTGTGTGCGGCCATCTCTTCTCTCCTAGGTGATGGTTACGGTCTTGGTGGCGCCGCTGACGCGGATCTTGAGGTTGGTGCCGTCGAACCACACGTCACCGTCTACTGGCGAAGTCGGCGCGGTGGAAGAGGCGAGGTTGATCTGTGACTTGGCGGTCGTGCCTGCGGCGATGGTCGCGAATGAGGTAGCGGTAGCCGCGCCACCGATACCAAGGTTGAGCGCCTCCAGGTTCGTGTACGCGCTGTCGTCGGCGAGACGGACCTGGAGAGTGGTGGTTGAGCGTTTGAGGGCCGGGAAGGAAGATGTCTGCCCACTGAATTGATAGATCGAAGTGCCGGAGTTGAGAAGAATCGGATTACTAGTAGAGGTAAGAAATAAAGTCGTCCCGGCCAGTACCTCTAACGCTCGCGGCACGCCTGTCCCCGCGTTTTCGCCGTAAAGGTAGAACCTGTTTGAGGACCATTTAAGAGAGCAGCGTTCGTAGTTCGAAGCGTCCGTGTAGGTGTTATACAGGGAGAATTGTTGGGCGTTGGTGGAGTTCCTCAGCGCGAGGGTGTTCGCGGCGTCGCGGAGGAGAAATACGTCGGAGCCAGTCGTCGCTGTACCTACCGCAGCGACCCAACTACAACCCACAGCAAAAGCGGCAAGACCGGTGTTGAGATCCGCTGATAGAAAACGCTGACCGGACTGGCTCTGGAGTATTGGAAACCCAGTGTTTGTGGCGAAGATCATACCGCCCGAGGGATTTCCAGTACCGCCGCCAGTGGACACGAAGGATCCTAAATTGGCAGCATCGCCAACCGTTACCGCGCCAACCTTGGACCCCTTTATTACTGAAGTCCCGCCCACAGAAAAGTCGAATAGCAGAGATGCAGCGGCACTTGCCGTATCCGTCGCGTTGAACTTCATCCCCGTGAACGTCACCCCGGCCGCGTTCCAGGTCTGGGTGAATGAGAACGGCTTGCTGACCGCCAGAGTGCCCGCGTTCACCACCCGGCTGCGGCTGCTGAAGTCCAGGCTATGCACGGTTCACGCTCCCCCGCCCCAGCGCACAGCTAGACATGCGTCGTGATCCCCTCGGCGGAGATGATGATGCTGCCCCCGCTGACGTTCTTCACCCGATACCGCTTGGCGTTCGTGCAGTGCAGCGCCAGGTTCGTCTCCACGCCCGTGCCCACCAGGCTCGCTGGCCCAGCGTCGTTCGTGCCGTCGTAGGCGTACAGCTCGCACGAGCCCGCGTGCGCGATGTTGTTCACCGATACCTCCACGGTGCCGCTCGGCTGCAGATCCAGGAAGGCGTTGTTCGCCACGCTGCTCGGTCCGAACCAAAGGGTGTCGCCTACTGCCATCTCGTTCCTCCTGCGGATCGCTTCCTGAGGCCCCTAGGAGCCCCGTAGAGCCACTCTAGCTGATTCCCCGTACCTACCCCCTGCCACACTCGCTTACGCCTCTTCCCAGCCGACTACGGAGCCCCAGGATCCTTCATGGCGATCCTGACGACCACGTTCGTATTCGCCCCCCCCGTCAAGATGGGCCGGATCTGGTACGGGTTCTCGGCGATCAGCTTCATGCCGTCCACCGTGAGGGCCAGCGCGGTGCCACCAGGGTCACTCAAGGTAGCGTACGTGGCGCTGGCTGGGTCGATCTGGTTCGTCCCCTGGATCGTGAGCGTCGAGGTGGACAGCCCCGTCACTTGCACCGTCTTGTCCGACATGGCGATCGACGGGTACGGTCGACCCGTATCGTTGACGGCCGGCAGCGTCCAGCGCACCACGCGGGTGCCGGCCGGCAGCGTGGCCCCCGCTAGCGTGTCGATGACCCAATCGATCTCTGCCATGTCAGATCTTCCCCCTCGTCAACGCATCCAGCCCACGATCGTCGCTGATGACGATCTGGCGGTTGCCCCCCTTACCCTGGGCCACGGGAACCGCCTCCCGGTGCGCGGGCTCCGGCACCAGCGTGGACTTGGCCTTGTAGACGGGCTCCTCCTTGCGGGGAGTTTCGACTGGGATCTCCGCGGTGGCCGAGAACTCCTTCACCCATGCCAGCGCCCGCTCCTTGTTTTCCCCCGTGATACCGGGGTGATCCTCGATGACCTTGGTCTCCGTCACGGGATTGAGGGAGCCCTTGTAGTAGAAGCCGCCAGCAATCTCCCAGATAGCGGGAGCCGGGCGCACGGGCGCCTGCGCCAGCACGCGCTGGTTGCCCACCAGTTGGTAGACAGCTTGTACGCCCTCGTCATGGAACGACCGCGTGACCCGCACGAACCGCTGCTGCGGGTCGTCGGGCAGGTATTGAATCGATGCCATCGTTCTACCCCTTCCTGGCCTTGTTGGGCACGGAGACCGCCGTGTAACCCGACTTCTCCTGCTCCGGTGTGCACGTCTTGACCACGGGGCAGGTGCACTCGGCCTTCACCTGCCCACCCTGCTTCGTTCCGCTGCTCATGTTTTCCATCTGTCACCACCCCACTGCGTGGAATTGATAGGTGCCGTCCGTGAGAGATGTGCCGTTGCCCACTTCTGGAAGAGGGCCACCAGCCACAGGATTCTCCTCCTCAAAGGCAACGAGCTTCATCAAGTCATTCGCTTTGACCGGGCAAGTCACCTGGAGTACGTAACTCTCAGTCGCCCCCGGGCCTGGCCCAGTGATCTCGATGTAGTCGATCTCGCGAACAAAGCCAAACAGGTTCCTGGCGTTCGTGGGCATGAGCGCACCTCCTGTAAAGTACGTCTGCCCCACGACCTCCAGCGTTCCCAAGGTGTGTTTCCGCCGTCCCTTGATCCACCTATCGGTCACTACGGGAGTAACCGCCATTTCTTACCACCCCCAAGCCACAAAGTTGACGGTGCGAGCCCCAAAGGCGGCGTTGGGGGCCTGCCTAAGGGGGCCACCAGCGGCGACCGCCTCTTCTTCGAAAGCTTGAAGCTTGTTGTTAGCCCGGTCGTAGCCATACACGTACTCATCCGTGTTGCCTGCTGAGCCGGTGATGATGACCCGGTCGATCTGGCGATCGAAGCCCCACTTGTTATCCGAACCACAGGGAATGCCCCCAGTGGGGTAGTCTGCGCCACCGGCGATAGCCAGTGTCCCCCTGTTGAGCTTCTTGAGGCCCAAGATCACCCGCTCTTGGATAGTTACCGTGAGATCGGCTGCTGTAAGATTTGCCATCTATCCACCTCCTCCGCGGGGCCCCGTGTGAGCAGCCCCGCGAGGCTTGAGGTTCAGTGCTACGCGGCGACGTAGTCCGAGTTGTCCCCGAACTTCTCGCCGATGAACTCGACGACCACGCCCGCATCCACGAGGCATGCATCGCCATTTGCCGTGGTGACCTCTGCAATGACTTGATCGCCGGCATTCAGCTCGATGTGCGTAGAAGGCCGCTCGTAGAGCATCTTGCCTGCTTGGCTCGCGCTCGCCGTCTTGCTGAGCACGCCCACATCACCGTCGCCACGGCCAGTATCCGACCCAGCCGTGGGACGCTTGTCGAACTTCAGGACAAAGGCTGTGGCGTGCGCGGAAGCCGTGTTCACCAGCGCCCACACATACTCCACCCGGCACTTGAAGGGGACCGGGATCGTTGCCTTGTCCCCCGTAGTGCTCGTTTGCAAAGCGGTGCCCCCGAGAAGCGGCACAGGACCACTGTAAACTACTGACATTGGTCTCCCCTCCTTCCTTACGCGCTCGTCACGCGGACGATGCGAGCCTCACCATCGTTGGCCGTATCCCACACCGGGGCGAAGGCCAGCACACCCACCCACGCCACCGCTCGGCTGATGCCGAAGTTCTGCGGAACGGCAATGCGCAGCTCGGGATCGGCGACCACGGCCATGGCCACAGCGTCGTCCCCGAAGAAGACAGCCTCACCGAGCACCGAGCCGGTGCCCTTGGCGTTGCTGAGGGCGTTGGTGTGATTGCACTCGATGAAGAGCACGTTCTCGATCATGCCGACCTCACCGCGGTAGAAGGCCCGGTCGGCGTTGCGGTACTTGTTCCACTCCAGGAACTCGGGGTCGTTCTTGATGCCCCGCAGCGCCTTGGTGCTGGCCAGGCAGATGTAGTTGTTCTGCCCGCTGTAGTAGGGGACGTGGAGTGTGTCCATCATGTAGTCCCTAATCACCTTGACGTGCTGCACTGTCAGGTTCTCAAGGGCAGTGGTGGACGGCGTGCCATCCGTGTCGAAGGTGCCGGCGGACACGGATGTGGGGATGTAACAGACCTTGGCTGTCTTGAAGGCCGTGGCTGCACCAGAGTCCAGCACGAGGGCCATCTGGTCCCGCAGCTTGCGCTGGATGCTGTCCGTCAGGTCGAAGGTACTCAAGAGCTCGGCGAACTCCGTGAACTGGACCCCGCGGCCCCAGTAGCTGACGGTGATCGACGTGCTCGACATGCTGAAGGTGTCGATCGGCACGGCATCCCGCTCGTCGAAGGTGCCCGTGGTGGGCTCCGAGATGTTGCGGATGCGCTGGATGGTGACGGACTCACCCATCTTCCTGCCGTAGCCGGGCTCCACCCGCACGAACGGCATGAAGACCGTGTTCGCGATGGCCGCTGCCCGCACGTCGCGGGACAGGGCGCTGTTCTTCATGACACCCGAGGGGGTGTCTACTGCCCATACGTACTCACCTGCCATGTTTCAACTCCTTAAGGCTGCTGCCCCAGGTAGCGGCGCTGCTGCGCCTTCAGCTGATCCACCATCGACATAGGCTGGCCCCCGCCGGGTGTGGAGGGGGCTCTGTTTGAGGGAGCAGCTGAGATGACGGCGGCAGCGGGGCCCCGTAGGGCGGCTTGCTCTGCGTGGACGGTCGTTTGCCGGGCACGGGTGCCCGACAGGTCTTTGCGGATGCGTTCCACGAACTGGTTCGTCTGCCACACGATCAGCTCGTTCTCGTTCTTGATGTCCGGCGGCGGGGGCGGCAGGCTCGGTGCCTGCTTCTCCGCTGCCACGTAGCGCCAGAAGGTGTCGGACGGCACGTCCGGTGCCGCCTTCTGCAAGTAGGTCGTCACGTTGGTCTGCACGCTGGCGCCGTGGGCCTGCGCGGCCTGGGCGTGGCGGGCAGCTTGCTCCCGCTGGGCCAGTTCCGCTTGGAACTCGCGGCGGGCCTGCGCGACCGCATGCTGGATGGTCTGCTCCGCGAGAGTGGCGACGGCAGATTCGTCGTCGGGAGCCGACTTGTAGGCTTGTAGAATCTGAGCCCGCAGATCGCCTCCAGGAGGCGCTGGGGCTTGGCTAGGAGGCGCGTACGGCGCCTGGCTAGGGGTAGGTACGGGGACCGGGGCTTGCGTCGCCTGTGGGGGCTGCTGGGCAACCTGAAACGGGGGAATCGAGGGCAGCGAGGAGAGGGCTCGGAGGAGCTCCTCGTTCTGTGCTCGCAGCACCTCGGCCTCGCTCTTGGCACCGTCAGCCTCCTGACGCGCCTGGGCCGCTTCTTGCGTGGCGGCGTGCATGCGCCGCTGGGCATCCCGGACCCGCTGCTCGGCGGGGTCCGCAGCTGGCGAGTCCGCCTCAGCAACGGGCGGGGCCGGCTCTGGCTCCGGGGTGGGTGTGGAGGGGGGCGTCGCCGGAGGGGGGGGTACCGGATCCCCGATCGGCTGGTTCATGGAAGCCTGCTGAGCCTGCGCCACTTGCTGGGCAAAGTTGGGCAGGGGTGCGGGAGCGCCCGAGTCCTGTACGGGGGGCGTCTCAGCCATCTTGCGTTACCTCGTTCTCTGGGCCGCCTGCGCGGCCGTAGTGTCGGCGCGTCCACCGCTGCAGGGCACCGAGGCCCATGCGGTAGGAGGCGTCGATGGTGTGCAACATGCCCTTGATAGCGCGGAGGGAGTCAGGGTGTCGCTCCCCGGCCTCCACCTTGTCGAGGGTCTCGTCGTACGCACGTGCGAACAGCTCGCACAGGTCCAGCCAGATGTCCGGCGGGGCGTCCAGTTCTACCAAGCGGGCCAGTCTGTCTGCCCGCTGACCCTTCTCGAAGTCGGCCACATCCCGGGCCATCGTGTCGGCCTTGAAGCCGGTGGCCAGCAGACTGGGCTTGAAGTGAGGCTGGGCCATCTCAGCTACTCAGGTTCACGGGGCCACGGTTGCCTAGCTGGCGCATGACCCCGAGAGGGTTGGGCATCTGAGAGGGGCCGGGTGGGGCGGGCGGAGCACCGGGGACCTCAGAGGGAGCAGGACCCTGGGGCCCACCGGCACCCGGGCCGAGCATGCCGAGTAGGCCAAGCCCGCCCATCTGCGGGCTGCGCACCTCGATGCGGTCGTGCAGCCCCATCGTCTCGTTGATCGCCCGCAGAATCTGATCCGGGGGCACCAGGCCCGCGTAGGGGCCGCTCGCGGCGATCGTGGCGAACTGCAGGAGCTTCTGCAGGCTCTCCGCTTTGGAGAGCGCCTGGGAGACGCCTGTGAAGGTGAACTCCATCTGGCCCTGCAAGCGCTCGATCCTATCCGCGATCGTCCACTGGGAGGCGAGGGCAGCTGCCTCGGGCCCCAGGATGGAGATGATCGCCGGGCTGGTGAAGTCGTTGCCCGCCAGGTACTGGATGGCAAAGTCATAGGTGAGAGCGATCATGGCGCGGCCGCCGTGCTCGTAGTTCCAGCCCATCGTCTCGAAGATGCTCAGCGACTGGCCCGTCTTGATCTGCACCTCGCCCTTGGTGATGTCGGCACGGGTGCCCGGCAGGCCCTGCACGAACTGCGTGACGAAGTTGCTGTTCTCCCGCTGGCCGTCGATGTACTGGAGGAACCCCATGATCGCGGGGAAGTTGAGACCCCCCGTGTTCGCCGGGCTCAGCACGGGGCTGGCCACGTTCTTGGCCCACGCCTTACCGGGATAGCGCTCCAGCGACTCCCAATCCGTCAGCCCCGCCTCGTAGACCTCGTAGTCAGGGTTGACGACCCAGTTCATGGCGTCCGCGAGCAGGTTGAAGGTGTTTACGAAGGCCCAGCTCAACCCCGCGTCCTGTTCAAGAATGCCGCGTCCCTCGAAGCGGCTGGGGTGGCTGATCGGGGACATGGCCACGAAGGGCCACTTGCGCCGCCCCGTGTTCAGATCCGTGGCCCACAGCGGATTCTCCACGGGGCCGTACACCACCTCGTCGCCCACGATCGTCACCAGCGCATCCGGCATGACCACGTCACCGTTCTCGTCGACGATGTCCAGCCAGCCCTCGCTGACCAAGTAATCACGGCGGAACTTGTGCCGCTCGAAGGTCATCTGCTTGCGCTCGAACTCACGGCGCTGCGTCAGCGTCCAACTCGTGTTCGTGGTGTCTGAGGCCATGCGCTTGTTCAGCGCTCGGCCCACCGCCTCCGCGTCCCAGCCGAAGCGGATCATCTCCTGGAGGACAGGGCGCCCGCGCCACTCGTCATGCCACAGGTAGGTGCCGCTGAAATTCTCCCGAGCTTGCGAGTCCGGGTCCCGAAAGATGTTCCACGGGAGGACGAAGTCGATCGACAGCATGGAGCGGAGTTGCTTGTCGAAGCTGGGGATGATCTTGCCCGTGTCAGGGTCGATCTGGGCCCCACGCATCACGGGCACCTCGAAGCTGGACCAGCGGTACTTGAGATACCCGCTGATGCCCAATATGAAACCGACCTTGCACGCGTCGAGGTACTTCTCCTTGAAGCCCGCCTGATCCAGCAGGAAGCGCAGGAGCGGCTGCACGAGCTTGGCCCCCGTGGCACTGTCCGCGGGGTCGAGCGGGCGCACGCCGAAGAAATCCGGGCTGTCCATCAGGACGCGCCGGATCACCGAGGTGGCCTGCTCCACGGCGACGAAGCTCTTGGGGATCCACAACTGCGACTGCCACTCCTCCTTGTCCGGGAAGATCACCTCGGACTGCCAGAGATCCCACCACTCCTGCCATTTCTGGCGGAGTGAGCGCGTGGCACGCTCAGCCTCGCCCTTCTGCGCCCGGCAGACCTCCACGAGGTGCTGCGGGTGCAGCGCGCGGGCCTGCGCCTGCGCCTCCATGCGGGCCTGTGGACTCTGCTGGATCTCCTCGGGGGTGAAGGTGATCGCCATCTCAGTCCGCCACGCAGGTGAGCGTGTGGGCCGCGCTCAGCGTCAAGCCGATCAGGGCGTAGCGCAGGCCGCGCCCGTGAATCTCGGGCGCCTGCTCCTCGCCCTCCACGTCCCGGGTCTGCAGCACGATGACGCCCAGGTCCACACGGCCCAGGATCTCGTTGACCAGATCCTCGGTGGGAACGTGCTCAAGGGTCACGTGCGCTGCGACCTCGGCTGCCCCACCTTGACGCGGGGGGCGGCCCAGAACTTCTCCAGGCGATCACGGATGCTCGCCAGCGTCGCCTCGCAGCGGTGCAAGCCCGTGACGGTGCGGTGCGTGGGGTGCCACGCCTCGCAGTGCTGGCAGTAGTACTCCGTGGCCTTCCGGTGGCCGGCCATGGGTGTCTTCCTGGGCTGCGACGTCCAGTCGCTCACTTCACTGTCCAGCTGACTTGCGGCGAGGGGGCAAACTACCAGGTGGGAGGGACATCAACCCCGATTGCACAGGAGTAGGGCTCTTGAAGTATTGGTTCTCCGCCTCCCAGAGCCTGTTCTGAACCTGCTGATCAGGAGTATCCGTTGCCCACTGAAACCTGTCGTTGATGATATTGCGACCCCGACCCAACTTACGCATGTAGAGATCCATGACCCCGCTCCACTGCCGGTTCAACATAGCAGACTCATAAACTGTCAGGTTAGGGTTGGAGAAGGCTTGTTCGAGCCGGTTCAGTTGTAGGGCGATAACGTCCAAGTCTGCATCAGTTGTACCGGGGGCCCCGTACTGCTGAATAGGGTCCATCACTTCACCGGCCTGACCGGCTTCCTGCTCACGGTCTTGGGCTTCCGACTGGGTGCCTTGTACGGTCCGATCGCCATGTGGTGTCTCCCGTGGGCTAGGTGATAGCGATTGCGAGGGGAGTAGCGAGCGTGGGCGCCACGTCGGAGACGGAGCCGGTGCCCGGCGTCGTCGTGACCACGTAGCTGAGACCCGTGCCGAAGCTGAGGCCGCCGCCCAGGAACTTGTACGCCTTGGCCTCCCCGCCTCGCCAACACAGCTGTAGATCAGGTGCCGTGGTGCCGTACGTGGGAGACGTGGAGTTGTACGCCTTGAAGTAGACGACCTCATCCGCGTTGGCCGAGTTGTCGAGGTACACGCTGTAGACGGTGGCGGACCCCGTGTTGACGTTGGCGTCCACGGTCACGTCCGGGCTCGTGTCCCGAATGACGTAGAGACCGGAGGTCAGCGACAGGGGGGACTTCGTGGCCGCCATCTAGATTGCGTCCCCGACGGAGAGGTCGATCGCCACGTCGCTCGTGGGCCCCGTAGTGCCCGCTGTGCCGCCTGCGGTGACGCTGGCCACGGAGAGGGCCACGGTGAAGCGGTGCCCCTCGTTGCAGACGAGAGTGCGCCGGCCGGACGCTGGGAGCGGGATGATCAGCTCCGGCTCCGAGGTGCCCACTGTGGGAGCGGCTAGGTTGTAGAACTTGGCATAGCTTGCGGCGCCGTTGGCCGCGTTGTCGAAGTGGGCCACGTAGAGGGAGGTGGCGCCGTCCGCGACGTTCTGCTCCGCGGTGCCATCCGAGTCCGTGTCCCGGATGATCTTGTCGTCTACGTCAGCTGAGGCCCCCGCAAGACCGAGGGGGATGATGGTGACCGCCATGCTCCGGCGGACACACTGTAGCGAGGGTTAGTCGAAGCGGAGAGGCGTGCCCAGGCGGGTGGAGCAGATGTGAGCGCGATCGGCGCCCACATACTTGGCTATCGTGACGCGCCGACAGCGCGGGCACCAGCGCATCTGGCTGCGAGGAGGCTCGGGGGCTACAGGAAGGAGTCCCCCATCCGAATCCGGAGGAGTGACAGGGGGAGCAACCGGGACCTCTACCCCCGGATAAATCCAGAGGAGAAGAAGGCTCATTCCACTTCTGGACCCTTGGCAGCAAGTTGGTGCTCCGCGTAACCTCGGATCTCCAGTACCAAGCTCGCCACGGCTACTGGTAGCTGGAGGTTGCTCTTGTCCCCGAAGAGCTGTAGCAACATCTCGAGCGCGGGTCGTGAAAGCTCCATCAGTAGACCTCCTTCATGTTCATGTACGTTCCCATGCAAGTGACCACTGCATTGGGCATGAACCAGCTGCCGAATCCCGCTGGAGCGTTACCGTTAAAGCAGGGGGCTACTATGGTCCCGTATGGAGTTATCACTATGGCAACCTCGCCAGCCCGGATGTCAACATCGGGGAGCGAGGTGCGGAGAACCCGGTAATAGACCGACGGGTACTCGGAAGGCCCCGCCGCGATAGGAATCGACACCGTTCCATTTCTCAGGTAAACAGAGTACGGGACTGCCGAGTTGCCCTGACAGGCCGTAGTTGAAAAACTGTACACAACGATCCCGCCTTCGACCTCCCGGACCACCTGCGATAGAACAATGCAGTGGTGCTCGAACATCTCGTAATCTTGAGCCCCCACTTGCGTCGTGGCAACGGCGACCATCAAAAAAATAGCAAGGATTGCCTTTCCCATCCCACGGCTCCTTAGATGATCTGGTATGTGAACGTGAACGACCAGGATCTGTCTGATATATCGGATGTGCGAAATACGAGTTGTGCCGTTGAGGAGTTAGCGTATATCTGAGCCGATAGACCAGCTACGCTCTGGCACGCTGCAACTCCTGCGCAATCCTCGACTGCCCCAAATGTACTGGATACCGGGAGTGAAATATCTAGTGCTGTCTGAACCGACGCAGACGTCGGGTCAATATCTACGGCACCGCTGACTGTTACAGTATTGCCGACGCGTAGATACTGGCACTGATACGCCGTGCTGGCCGCGATGTTCGCCGTGTTCGTCAAGGTAGGCGTGTATGTGCCCGCAGCCAGCTCCACAGCGCCATTTCCGGTGTCGATGGTGGCGCACTTCACACCATCTTTGAACTCCACGTTCGTGCCGTCGTACCAGACATCACCGGCTGCCGGAGTAGTAGGAGCGACACCAGATGCGAATCTGATAGCCGACTTCGAAGTCGTACCAGCGGCCACATGAACGAAGGACACCGCTGTTGCGGGAGGATCTATACCCAGACCAACGGGCCCGGCGAAGAAGTTGCGGTTAGCCGATGCAACTTGGTAGACCCCGTATGGCGTATTCGTGTGCGTACCGGCCGCCGCAGTCTGACTGTATATGTACAAGCCGTAGGCGTTCGTTATGGTTCCGCCCGCTGTGCCGCTGGGCGCAACGGCTGCTATAGCAATGGCGTTGGTTACCGTGCCAGACCCAACGAAGTTTGCCCAACTGAATTCGCAGCCCGCTAACGTAGTCACGTTCCCAGATGAGTCCGCTATGAATTGGGCGCCGCGCTGGGCAATAGCGGTGATCCCCCTTACTAAGGGATGTGTCCCTGTCCCGCGATGGATACCTGCGTAACCTCCGCCCGTGAGGCCACCTGAGGCTGTGTAGTTGTGGCTATCCGCTGTTGAGGTCGAAGCGGCGGCGTTGAGGCCCAGGATGAACCAGTATGGGGCTGAGGCCGATACCTCGCTGACTGACTCAGCCAACATCCCAACAAGCACGCCGTTCGCGCTCCTTGTTGTTGTTTTGGCCAAGACATAGGAACCAGTCTCAAAGGTGCTTCCTGTCGCGAGAGTTACGGTTCCATGCCCGCTGGTCTGCCGGATATCCAAGATAGTCGCTGGGGCACCTGCCGTGCCGATGCCTAATCGGTTGTTCGTATCGTCCCAGAAGAAGTTGGCGTTGTCCTGGGCCAGTAGGCTGCTAGCTCCTATGAACAGGACAGAGCCAACTGTCCCACTGATAACCGGGTACCCGATAGTAGTCCGGGCCGGGTTGGTGACCGGCATTATGTGAACTCCTGAATGGCTAGATTACTGCTTGCCGCACTGGCGATAGCGTTGACAGCCCCAGTACTGAAGTCGAACTCCCCCATGCTGTAAACGCCCCCAGGAAGCAAGGTAGGGCCGCTGTTCAGAACTGCCGTCGCACCCGCCATCCCCAAGCTGATGGTGTTGGCGGACGTATTCACCAAGATCAACCCCTTGCGGCTAGAGTTAGCTGCCACAGCCGCCCCACTCGCTGCGCCAACCGTCACGAACGTCGGGCTTGAGGCAGTGAGTGGGGCCTTGCTATCCACCAAGAGGCGACGAGCTGAACTGATACGGACTACCGCGAATTGGTTCTCCGTGACGGAGGAAGTAGCCGTGTCATCAAATTGACCGATTATCCCAGAGGCGAATATCCCTGTCCCGGTGCTATTTAGACCGTCAACGACCCTACGGCCACGATCCCAAGCCGACGCCCCGTCATAGAGATAGTTGGCCCCCAGAACTCCAGGGGAGGAAGAGATGACCAATCCGTCGGCTGAGGTCGATTGCGCGTTTGCCAACTCCGTGTCGACGGTGCCCGATACCGCTACGGATCCGCTCACGGGTTGAGTGACGCCGGAACCATCTACGAGAAGGCGGCGAGCGGAGCTGATGCGGACTACGCCGAATTGATCCTCAGAGAGGGTGCCCGTGGCCGTGTCGTCCAGCTGGCCAATCAAGCCGGCCCCAAGAAGGCCAGAGTTGGTGATCGCCGTGTCCGCCTGCCGCAAGCGATTCCACTGTGTTCCGCCGTCGTAGGCGTAGCCGTAAGCGATCACGCTGGGGGAAGCAGAGGGGGTGATCCCGCCCACGACGCCCTGGGGGGTGGGGAGCTCGGTGTCCACGGATCCCGTCAGCGAGACGGTGCCGTCCACGGTGAGGGAACCACCGGCGTCGCTGATGGGCAGGGGGGTCGCGGCAGACACTGGGCGGAGGGTGTCCCCTGTGTCCTCCCAGAGAAAAGCTGTCCCCGTGATCGTGGAGTCGGTGCCCCCCTCCGTGTACTGGACACCGCCGCCCACGGCGTCGATGTAAGCACCGCTCGAGGAGACCAGCTGCACATAGGCCGCGCCGTAGTTGGTGCCCCGCTGGGCAACGTTGTCCCCGTCCGTGCTGGTGATCGTGGCGGGTGTGTCCTTGCGGACTAGGATGGGCACACGGCCAACGGGATCGGCGGCAGCGGCGGCGTCCTCCGTGTACTCCGTGCCTCCACCGAAGGTCGTGACTTGGTTCCCGGAGGCATCCACCACGGAGACGTTCAGGGAGTCGCTGGAGCCCGTGTCCCGCACGGTGGCTTGTCGGGTACCGTCCCCGATCTGCACGTTGACTGGAGTGCCCGCTGGGGCGTCTACAGTGAGGCTGGCGCCGTTGTCGTCGACGCTGACCAGGCCCGTGGAGTCGTTGGCTAGGGTGACGCGGAGGGCGGTGGCTTCCGTGCCCCCTCCAGCCGTACTAAGTGGGGCCGGAACGGTCAGGATGTCCACGTCGCCGATGTTGTTGGTGCCCGCCGTGAGGGTGAGCATGCCGCTGGAGACGATGACGTCGTTGTTAGCTCCCAGGTTGACCAGGAGCCCGTCCGAGTCCGCCTGCAGGTGCGTGTCGGAGCCGTCAGCGCTGACGGTCAGCTTGACCCGCTGGATGTGCCCGCTGGCCGCCTCGTCCGTGCTGACGACGGTGCCATCGGGCGGGGTGGAATTGGCCCCACTCGTGATCGTTACGTTGTCAGCCATCTAGAAGCTCCTCGGCCGTCATGTGCATAACCTACCATCCTCGGATGAAGGTGCGCGAGGTCCAGCGGGGCGTGCACACGTGCGCCATCCACTTGCCCCGCACGTACAGGTAGTGGCAGCGGCGGCACAGTGTCAGCGTGCCGGTCTCATCCTCGGCGCACACCTCGGGGATGGCCAGGAGGGTGCTCGTGGGCGTCAGGTAGGTGACGGGGGGCTCCGGTGTGGGCAGCGAGGGGATCTGGCTGGTGATGGCCCAGGTGACGTCATCGAAACCGATGATATCGTTGGATCCATCGTTGGTCGTCCCGTCCGCCAAGGACATGAGCAGATTCGCGGTACTGATTGTCTTTCCGTTCTTGAGGATCACCCCGTAGTAGGCAACAGCACCGGCTGCTGGCATGGCCCCACCATATGTCATGAATCCCGGCAATCCGATAGTGAGAGTAGTCGCATCCGAAAAGGTTAGAGCGTAATTGACTCTAGTAAATTGAGTCACGCTTGATCCGTCTGTCCCCGCAAAATCAGCCGGGTCTATGAAGTAGGCCCCTAGGGCGGATGGGCCGGGGTGGAACTTGATCGTTGGGCCACTGGTCAGGAACTCAGCGTAGTAATCACCGTTGACCGGGTAACGACCTCTTCCATTTGTCCCAATGGGGATGTAGTTCACGAAGCTCGTGGAGCCCCCAGAGATGTACATCACGGCCCCGTTGGCACCGTAGAAGCCCACACGGTGGATCTGGAGTTGCGTGGGCGTGAAGGTGAGGCTAGAGAAGGTGGTGAGGATGCGCACTGTGAGCTGCGTGGTGCTGTCCCTGGTGATCACGCTGGCCAAGCCGGAGCCGCTGGCCTCCTTGATGACGCTGCCGGGGAAGACGCCGCTGGAGGTGGCCAGGAATTCGCCCGCTGTGCTGGTCAGGATGACGCTGGCCCCCGAGGTAGCGCCCAGGGTGATGGTGCCACTGTTCGTGGGGATGGGGAAGCTGATGCCGGCGTCGTCCACGAAGTTCTCAAAGGTGCCCACGTCCGGGCTCGTGATGAGCGCGAGGAAAGCGGCCTTGGCGCTGTCTGCGTTGGGGTGACTGGGGACCCGGTCATCCTCGGGGGTCAAAGTCTGTCTCTGTGGATCACAGCCCCAGTAGAGGTCGTACTCGGCGGTGCTGACGGTGCCCGTGAGGGCGCTGCTCAGGAACTGGTATGGGCTGGCGAGCAGACTCGTGATGTCACCGGTAGAGAGAGCCCGTGCCCACGTGTAGATCAGGGAGACGTCGAGGTCCGCGGCGTCAGCGGACAGGCCGGTCTTGCTGCCCACGTAGAGGACCCGGAAGCCGGGGTCGGGGTTGTAGATGACTGAGGCTGGAGGGGTCCCAGCCAGAGACACACTGGCCTGAACCCCGTTGATGTATATCTTCAGGCGGTCGCTGGCTGTGAGGGTGCCGTCGTAGACGCCGATCAGCCAGAACTTGGTGCCCACGGTGTAGGCGGCGCTCGTCGTGGTGACGTACGCCTGCGTAGTGCCCGTGTCCCACTGGAAAGTGATCGTGCGGGCGCTGTGATCGGCGATGAAGAAGCCCTTGTTCTTGTAGGGCGACTGGCCCCAGTAGAAGATGCCGCTGTTGTTGTGGCTGGTGCTGCGGACCGTGAGGTGCATGGCGATCGTGTACGCGGAGACAGCGCCCACGATATCGGGGTAGATGACGTTCACCAGATACTTGCTGTAGAGAACGCCGGCATCCGTGGTGACCGAGAACCAGCCGTTCGTGGTGTCGTTGGTGCGAATCACGGGGCCGTCGGCGTCCGTGCTCCAGCCGGCGCTGGCTTCGGGGACCAGGCTGGCAGTGAGAGGGCTGGCCCAGTTCTGTACGTAGGCCGTGCCGCTGCCCTCCCACAGCGTCCAGATGGCGTCCAGCTTGTACGCCAGCGAGAGGCCCGCGGCGTTGTTGAACAGGTGCGGCGCTGTGGGCTTGGGCATGGGCCGCTAGAAGGCTCGCACGCGGCGGGGCCTGTGGGGAGGTAGCGGGGGGCGGCGTTGCGTGGCGCCTTGCTGGCTGTAGGCGCTCACAGAGGCCCTCTGGAGGGGCACGCTCGCCTGCATCGCCTGCATCACCGGGGCGTCTGCCGGAAGCGAGGCGGGACGGTGTAGCCCCGGGCCCGGCGGAAGGCGCGGGGGCTGTCGCCCAAGCCGAAGTTGAAGCGCCCGCCCGTCGTGCCGCTCACGGGGGCCACGCCGCCCACGTAGCTGGCGGCGAGGGTGTCGCCCGTGGGCTGCAGGATGCGGCTCAGGTCGGGCGTGAGTAGTTCCAGGCCGGACATGGCGATGCCGGCAGCGTCCACGAGATCCCACTTGCTGCGGTCGCCCGGCACGCGCACCATGCTCTCGATCAGCTCGTCCACACCGGGCAGACGGCTGAAGACCATGAAGCCCGACTGCACAAAGCCCGACCAGCCGTTGGCGCGGCGCAGCTTGTCGCCGTCGGGCTTCACCTCCTCGATGGCGATCTGGCTGCCCGCGATGCGGCGGTTCAGCTCTAGGATCTGCGCTAGGGCCCGCTGATAGGCCACGGTCTCCACGCGGATGCGGCGAACTTTCCACAGGCGGGCCAGCTGGTAGATGTGCGTCATCTGCTCGTCGACGGACCAGTGGCCGGCACGGGCGTCCAGTACGTAGCGCAGGCCCTTCGCGGGGCCCTGGCGACCTTGCCCGATCACGACGAGGGCGGTCTTGGCGGCGGTGTCCTTCTTGCTGATCGCGGGATCCACGCCCATCACGATGTCCATGTGCCCGAGGTCGGGCGTGGGGATGTCATCGTGCGGGTACCGGCGGATCCACTCCTGCCGGAAGGGCTGCTCCGTGGCGAAGTCGATCCACTCGCCGAACAGGAAGCGACGGGCCATCGGTGTGCTGCTGCCGATGATGCCCTCGATGTCCTCGTAGTAGTTGGTGACGAGGTTGCGCTGGTTGTCAGCGCGGGTGCCCAGGTACAGGCGGCGCTGGTGCTGGTCCGTGCGCGGCTGCCCGGTGCCCGTGTAGTCGAAGAACTGCGCTATCCAGTGGCTGGGGCTGGGCGGGTTGCCCGTCATCCACAGCATCTTCATGGGATAGCCCTTCTGGCGGCCCGCGCGCATCACCAGAGCCTCGAAGACCTCCTTGCTGATGCCGGGGTCGGAGCCCGATTTCAAGTTGGGCCCACCCTGCGGCTCGTCGATGAAGATCCACGCTACTTCCAGCGACAGGGCGTTCTTCACGTCGTCGGGCGTGTCGAAGGCGCGGAAGTAGACCTCACTGGGCTGGCCGCTGGTGCGGATGGTGAAAATCTTGTCCGTCTTGTGGTAGCTGCCCGCTTTCCCATCGGGATACCACTCGAACCACGTGCGCATGGTGGTGTCGGCGAGGTTCCTGTACGTGTCGCGGATGATCAGCCCGCGGCTGCCGGGCCACTCCTGCGCGTACAAGTACCCCTTGGTGCACCCGATCGTGGTCTTGGCGCAGCCCACGGGGCCGAAGAAGCCAGTGATGAAGCGAGTGTCGCTCAGGAAGGCGCGCCCCACGTCGCTGACGGTGGGTATCAGGACCTGATTGCCGCCCGCGGGCTCGGCTACGACGCTCATTTCGCCCCGTCTTCCCCGGGCAGCGCGGGCTGCGGCGTGGCAGTGACGTCGATGGCGCCCGCAGCCCCGCGGAACATGCCCGGCTGGTACGTGCCGTTGGCCACAATGACCGTGGTGCCGCCCCCTTGCCGCTGGCTGCCCTCGAGATTGATCTCCCCGCGCAGCACCGATACCAATTTCAGCGCCGATAGCACCTGCCGGGGGTCCGTCAGCGCCCCCTGCAGCGCCTCAGCACTCTTCACACGCGTTTCATCGTCCATGGCGAGCTCGACGATGCTCAAAGTGCGGGCTCTCTCCGCGGGCGTCATCTCCAAGAGGCGCCTGGCAAGGTTCTCGCGCTTCTGCTCGGCCTCCAGCTGCCTCTTCTGGCGCTCCTCGAGGGCCCGCAGCCTGATCTGCGCCACCAGCAGCTTGTTCTTGGCCCTCGCGGCGTACGTTTCCTGCTTGGTGACGGCGTCCACACCCCCGATGGCGGCCAAATCCGCCTCCAACTCGGGCGTCATGCCCTCTTGCAGGCCCAGCGGAAGCTTCCGCGGCGGCGGCGGCACCGGTGGGCGCTTGTCCGTGGGCATGTCCCAGGGCATTTCAGGGCTCCCGCAGCCGGCCTACGAGCGGCGCAAGCACGGGGGCCGCTACTTGCACCCTCCCTGTGCCCCCAGCGCCCCTCTCTGCGGGCAAAATCAGCCTCACGGGGCCTGCGGCGAGCGACGCCGGCGCACGCGCGTGCCCAAGCGGACGTCCACGGGCCGGTGCACGGCGTCAAAGTGCGCCCGCCAGCGGGCCAGGTACGTGCAATTCGGGGGGCACAAGCGCCCATGCTCGGCGCAGGCGTACTCGCGCGGGCGCTCCAACCCCTTGCAGCCCTCACAGCGCGACTGCGACCACGGCACCGCAGCACCGCACAGCAGGCACGGCCGGCTCACATCCACGGTGCCCAGCCTGGCCAGCGCCCGCCGATGCAGACTCCACACCGTCTTCGCCGTCACCCCCAGCGCCCGCTGCACCTCCACGGGGGCAAAACCCGCCGCCCGCATGCTCAGGACGAAGAATTGGCGCGGGGGCAACGTGCGCAGCCGTAGCAGATCCGGATCCGCGCCCTCCACGGCCTCCACAGCCGACACATCCCGGAACGTCCGTGAGCCTGTCACGCTCGCTAGCACCCCCTTGTCGTGCAACTTAGCACATCCACTGGCTTCGCTGGCGGAGGGCCCAAGCAGCCAGTACATGTACTAGCCACCCCTGGCATCGTGCCAAGTTGGCATACCTGGAAAGTGAAAAAGGGGATTTGCTGTGGGAAGGCAAACAGACACATACATGCAGAAGGGCGGGCCGGTTCCTGTCGCTAGCCACGGGCCACGGGTGCCGCCTGGCCGCCGCCACGGGCCTCGAGCACGTCCCGCGCACCCATGCACGTAGCCTGCCAGACTAGGCAAGCGCATGATTCCGCGTATTTAGCAAGCGCAGCCTTCGCTGACATACCTAAAGTGTAAAATCCACGGACAGTGCAAGCTGAGCCTGCGAGGGGCCCAAAGGGGCTAAATGGGGCTAAGTGTGCGTCAACGCTCACTAGTAGCACTGTAAAGCCAACTGACACTCTCCCGATGGCTCTTTCACGCGCCCCCACATTTCCGCGAGAACGCGTGTCCAAACTTTCCGCCAGCAATATCGCACACTTCCGACCGGTTCCACCACGTTGGCGACGCTGTCTATATAGACGATCGTGCACAAGTGCACTCACACCCCCCCCTAGGGGTGACCCGTCACCCCCCCCCGGTTTGCTGGGGAGTAAGTCTGGCCGGGGTGTTGGGGCCTGGCCAGCACTGCCCTTTGCGTGTGCTCAGCGGTGCATAGCGATACACGGCGCCCGCACCGCCTACTTGGGGCGAAACGGGCCATGTTTCAAAGTGAAACACATCCATATTTGAGTGTATTTGGCTCACATCCTCCCCTGTAAAAGCCAGAACGCGATGCATGCGTACGGCGCATGCTCTATAGACAGCGTCGCCAGTATGCCGTTTTGTAGCGTAAGCGCGTGGAAACGTGGGCGGAAAGTCCGGACAGCGTGCGCGGTTGAATGTGTCGCATGCGGTTACAAGTGGGCCCTTTCGTTGTCGATTTCCTTTACAGTGCAACTTGTCAAGGATATCGCGGGGTTAGCGCTGGAATGGGCTTGGGGAGCCATTTGGGACGGGCCGATGGGTGTAGGAAGGCTTTACACCTTGCGGGTGGCTGGGAAGTGGATGCGGCGTAAGGTGCTGATATTGCTAGCTAGTAAAGGTTGGCAGGTTGGCTGCAATAGGGATTGGCATGCAGCGCAAACGGGAGGAAGAGATGATGACATTGACAGCGGCAAAACAGGCGGCTTCATTGTTTGTAACTGTGCTGATTCGCTTAGCAGATGGCCTAGATGGTGATCTGAAGAAGCGTGTCGATGCGCTCATCATCGAGCACGACAACGTCGATGACGAATAGCTGTCCGAGTACGTGGACGAACTCGTGGATATGCTGAACGAACTAGCCCCCGAGGGATGTTGCTTCGGAGCCCACGAGGGGGATGGAGCAGACTTCGGAATCTGGGAGCTCCCCGACGAAGATGGGGACTATCCCACGCAATACCCTTACGCCAACTAGCAGAGGGATCCCCGGCCTGGTCGGGGATTAATGCGCGGCCCGGTCCCAAGCCCGGGCACAAGGAGGATTAGATGAGAACTAAGACCACGCGTGAGGCGACCAACAGGCTCTTGGAGATGATCGAAGAGGGTCTAGTCGACAGAGACTACGTAATCATGGCATGCCTCAACTATATGTCGGAGGACGACGTAGCCGACATGTGCCATGCCAATGAGATTGAACTTTTTGACGACGACGAAGACCAGGATACCAAGAGCGAAAACGAGGAGAACGAGCAATGAGACTCTACGCACAGTATCCGGACAGCCGCACCCTGGAGTTCGCCCGTCGGTATGAGTGTCGTACCCGTAGCGGGTGGTACCGTCCGACCGACTCGCTGGCCACGGCTAAACGCGCCATGCGGACTTGGTCGGCCCATGGTGAGTCGGTCGGAGTCTATGACCTCGAGACGCACACTTGGATCCTGGGTGTCGAGTTACCGCGATGACAACCGCCATAATCCGTAGCATCCATCGCCGATGGGCTATCGCTTGGCTCACTGGGCCCGTAACGTTCACTACGGGTATCACGTACGCGAGCCCTGGTCATGCCCAACGGGTGGCCAGGTGGGCGACGGGGAGATAGCGATGCTGACTCATGTTAGAGATCACGCGAAGGAAGTAGCGCAGCTGCTCGGGGCCGACAACTTCGATCGGGAAGAAGGTTTGTATTGGTGGTGTGCCGATCACCATGATGGGCAGTGTTCCGAGGCCTACTCTGTGCTGTCCACGTCAGACTTTCGGCCGTCGCCGCTGGCGAACGGACCGGATTATGACAGTGCTGCTTGGATGGTGTATCAAGCTTTGTGCTCCAGAGCTAGATGTGATCATTCAAGCGTAGATGAGTAAGCACTTAGTACCAATCAACGGGAGGGTTGATATGGGTGGTCAGAAGGCAATCGCTGTAGAGCGCTCGGAGAATGCCAAGGCAGGCAATGTGTCGGCCACGTACGCGAGTCAAGACACGTGTCCCGTATCATGCCCACTGCGCGGGGCAGGTTGCTACGCGGAGACAAGCTTTGTGGGCATGATCACGCGTCGCCTCAATCGTGCCCCCACAGACGACGTCGCCAGCATCGCCAGGGATGAGGCCAGTGCTATTGACACTCTGTCCGGCACGAGGCCCATGCGCTTACACGTGGTAGGCGATTGCCCCACGGAGGAGTCCGCTAGCATCGTCTCAGCTGCCGCTGATGCCTACCGCGCTAAGGCCAATCAACCTGTCTGGGCGTACACGCATGCGTGGCGAGATGTTGGGCGCCATCACTGGGGTGGTGTGTCCGTGCTCGCCAGCTGTGAACGCGTTGACGATGCCTGGCAGGCTATGAGCCGGGGGTATGCGGCTGCCGTCGTGGTAGCCAAGCATGAGTCGGACCGGGCAAGCATGGTAGACGGGCTGAAAGTGATCCCATGTCCGAGCCAGACGCGCGGGCAAACGTGTGACCAGTGCCGATTGTGCTTCGACGCGGACGCGTTACAGGCACGGCGTGCCGTGATCGCGTTCGAAGCGCATGGGTCGGGCGCGAGTAAGACGCGGGTGGCGCTGAAAGGGGCGTCAGGGGTTGTGCAAGGTGCCCAGCATGAGTGAGCTCAGGGGGCTGGACGATTGGCTCACGCGCGAGCCGGCCGATGAGCCACGTTGGGCAACGTGCCGGGGGTGTCGCCAGCGCTTCGCGGAGGGGCACATTGCCGAGCATGAACGTACGTGCTTGGTTGACTACATTGCCGACGTGCATGGGTTCGAGGAGTGTCTCATTACGCTGGTCAACTGGCTGGCTCGACAGCGGGAGGAGATGCGTGGGCCCGCGCATGTGCGCGCCGGATACGGACGCGTGGAGGAGTGCTTGGACGCGGCTTTGCTGGCGTGGCAGCGCATGGAGCGGGAGCTGGCACAGTGGGACCAGGCGGGGAGGGGGGAGTATGAGGGATATTGAGCGATTGGAGGTGCGAGCGTACAGGGCGGGGTGCGAGGCGTACCGTGTACCCGATTTTGCCCCGTGGGATGGTGTGTGCCGCATCTGCAAGCATGACCTCGTGGCCAGCGGACGCCTGCACATCGGCGTAACAGGTTGTCCGGGGTGTCACACCAGCTGGTGTGATTGAGAGGGGAGTTGGGAGATGGCACGGTTCAGTGACGGGGACGAGAGGCAGCATGACTGGTACGCGGGGCAGTACGATGCACCGGGCCCGGATTGGGCCCTTGAGTGGGGCACATGCCGGTGTTGCCTGCGTGTGTTCGACGCGGAGCTGTTAACGGGGCGGTATTGCCGGGCGTGTGTGGCGGAGCTTGAGAGGGATAGGCTCGCGGACGAGCGGGTGTGGAATCGGCAGAGCTGCGCGATTCATTCGCGCGATCGGGCGCGGTAGGGAGGGCGAGATGGCGACCATGACAATTCGAACGAGGGATCTGGGACTAATCGGGCACCTGATGCGGGAGGCTATGTCCGCATCGTCCGGAGTCTCGCCCGGGTGGCGCGTGCGTGGAATCGGCAGCGCTGCGCAAATGAACGGTTCGAGCGGGAGGAGAGATGAGCCCCGACAAGGACCCCGCGGCGGTGTCTCAACAAGCAATCGAAAAAAGGCGCGGTAGGGAGGGCGAGATGAGCAAGCGAATCACAGCTGAGTGCCCGAGCTGCGGGACGGAACTTGCCGTTGAAAACTGGCCGGCTCCCTTCAGAAAGCATCTCGATTTGTGCCCGAACCCATTGCAGAAAAATTCGGCCTGGGAGCAGGCTGAATCAGATGCGGAATTTCGTGAGGAGCGGGGCGTGAGATGACGCTAATGCCTAAAGTGAAGTATGCGTTTGTGTACGAGCACGATCTATCTTGTACACATGCGTATGACTACCTTAAGCACCAGAAGCCAGCGGGATTCGCCGCGCTGGCGTGGCCATGCCCACCACAGTGTGGGTACCGGAAGGTACCACGCTGCACTTGTGGAAAGCCAATTCACCCTGAGCTGGACAGCAATGGGTGGAGATGGTGCACGAAATGTCACCAGGCGATAGGCTGGCTTTCGAAGTGCCACACCCCCACCGGCAGGCTGAACCGATGATCCCCACACTAGGCAGTACCGCAGGAACCCGTCAACCAAGGTTGACGCGGCGAGCCGCGAGGCTCAGAAAGCGAGCGACGATGGATTTTGCAAGCGTAGCATGTGCGCGGCGGGGGGGAGAAGGGTGATGACTTACTACGTGTGCTCGTGCGGTGCGGAGTTCGAGCCTAGGGGAGAGGGGGACACGAGGGATTGCCGGTATCACTGTGGGTACGTTGCCATCGCGTGTGCGGATTGCCGGGAGAAGGGGCATGGGGCGAAGCGCCGAGAGACGGCGCATGCGTATCGGTGCCCACGACGGGGCCAGCTATGACAGGCATCTTACTCGGTGTGGGAGGGGGCATGGTCATGTGGGCAGTGTTGATTCTCATACTGGCGCTTGTGCTCAAGGGGGGGCGGTGATGGTGCACCGACGGGCGCGGGCAGTAGAGGAGGATGGGCCCTTGGCCGTGTGGGTGCCGTGGCAGGGGCAGACGAGCTCTCGGGAGACGCCAATCTACCGGGCCGTAGCCGATGAGGTGCTAGCCCGGCTAGGGGGGCAGTGATGCTGGCGCGTGTGCTGGCAGTGGCGGCGATGCTGGCCCTCGCGTGGGCGCATGGGTACGGCACGGCGGATTGGCCCGATGCGTACGCGGAGGGCGTGGCGGCGTGCGAGCAGGGGGTTGGGGATGAGGACGAGGCCAGCGAGGGGCAGTGAGCGGCCCACGTGGCGCGTGCGCTGGTACATGCGCGGTGTGGTGTGCGAGTGTGCCGACCGTTGGTGCCTCGCGCACGTGGGCGGCGTGGGCAGTCGGTGCCGGGCACACGCGCGGGTGCGCCTCACACGGGCGGATGGGACGGTGTACGTGTGCACGGGATGTGCAACTGCATGTGCGGGCTGTAAGAAAACCTGACGGGAGGGTCATGTGAAAGTAAGAGCAGCGGACGTAGCAGCGTTCTACAGGGAGACGGATGCACAGATGGGGGCGGGCACGGAGAAACAGGCTCCACGAGCCGCTGTGGGCTCCGTGGGGCGGCGCAAGGCGCCTGTGCCGTATCGGGGTACTGCCGAACCGGATGCGGCCCGTTTAGGCGCGTCCACGGGCCTCACGGGGCTGGCGCTGTGCGTGGCGGCGGCCACGTGGTTGCTGACGACGGTGGCGGGCACGGAGATGCCCATGGTGACGAGGTTGATCATCATTGGGGCCCTGTTCGGGGGTGGGATGGCGTTGACAT